CGTGGGCTCGGAGATGTGTATAAGAGACAGGTATTGTATGGTGCGAAAACAAGGTTATTTATCACGATGGCACCGCATTGCATTTAGACAGTCAGGATATAGCCGTTAAAGCGAAAGTTTCAGTAGATGGCTCTATTGTGGTTGGCGATGTGGTTATTGATAAAAACGGTATCAAATGGGGTGAGCATGAGTTTTATCATAGCGGTAACAGTAATAAAAAGGACGTTGACTGGACTATGAAAAACGCTTATGTACACGGAACGCTGTATGCTTACGGCGATGCCCAGATAGATAAGCGTTTTGTGACCAAAGGTTCATTGGAGCTTTCGTATGGAGAACAAAAACTCTTGTTTACAGAAACAGACGAGGAAACACAGACTACGAGATTGCTTTTCTATACCGACCTTGCACTTATCAATGGAAAGGGAATCAAATTTGGTGACAAGTACATTGTCAAGGTCAGAAACGATGATAAGCAAGTTGTGTCATTCTCCGCTCCTGGCATGGTTATGAATCTGGGAGACAGTGATGGCGAAACAGCAACCAAGCACATTGCACTCCAGAGTGAGATATGGAATTATAATAGCGCATACCGTATCATATCGCAATATGGAGATGGAAATTTTCCAAATTCATTCAGTGCTGGATGTGCAAATGCAGGGCCAGTTGTGATACGGACTTATTACGCTGGGTCTGCGGATTGTGGCATTGTATTGCCTCGCAACATGAGATTGGGAGATGTTTCAGGGCCGTTCTTGGCTGGTTCTGGAAACAATGTACTGTTGTCAATTCCGTATTTGCATATAGTCAGTGATTTGCAACAGACGGATTTTATACCGATAAATATCGGTATGCAGGAGACCACATCACTGTTCAGAGACCAAACGAAACAGTGGTCTGCAACAGCGCATTTCAATACCGATGCTGAATTTTTTGCATTTGACAAGCCAGTAGAAGCCGATAGTTTTTCAATAAAAAGTGAGCAGTACAAAACTCGTTTAATAGAGAATACACTATTCTTTGATGATGGCAAGTTTCTGGAGGGCGTGACAGACGGCATCAGGTGGTCTGGAAACGCATACTTTGACGGAAATCTTAGTTCGCCAAGGTTTGCCAGCGGATTTGCTGGATATGGTTGGGCTGTTATGGAAGATGAGATGGTAGGTGGAATATCTGCCACATTCGATTCTTTGACAGTCCGCAAAAAAATGAGAGTATATGAGCTTGAAGTTCAGAAAATATCGGTTACTAATGGTTCTCTTTGGGTAAGTGATTCTTGCTCAGGAGACGAAGTTGTTGAATTGATATAATGGCAATTTACAGTTATAAGAAATATAAAATCCTGCTTCATGCGGATTCAAAAAAGACACAGGGCTTACAGACTGGCGATATAGTCCGTAGGCAGTATTTCGATGGCAAGAATGTCATATACTCTCTTATGTGTGTATTGGAGTATGGTCGTGAGCGTTCAAAAAACACTGCTACAGGACTATACGAAGAGAAGCCGTATTTTGTTGGAGCATTGCTTGAAGGAGACGCACCGCAACAGAATGAGATATTGGACTTTGCCAGAATCACAAACCTGTTCAACATTGACAGGGCTGGCGCACTGTATTTGACGGCTTCTGATGACAAAGCACCGTTCATGGATGTAATAGATGGGATTGGCCGTAATGCCAGCCTGTCTTGGCCTGAAAATATAGCCGTTGAAGGGTTTGAAGATTCCAGTTCTCAATATATTGTTAAAGGTGCTGCAAATTTCAATATTCAATATGAGCCATCTGTACAAGACAACAACCGTATTCTGACAGTAACCAGAATGTCCGAAAAGTCAGAAGCGTTTGAGGGGTTGCAGCAAGATTTCTACCAGTTTGTACAGAATCCAAACCGTGTGTTGGTATCATACAAGGTAAGAGCCAGCAAACAAATGGAGGCTAAAGCGACATTGGGATATATTGATGATTTGCGGATTGATGGCGAATGGACTGAAGCTATAACGACTGAATGGCAATACAAGTTCCATGTTATAACGGTTGATTATTCTGGAAGACATCTGCGGTCGTTCAAACTGGCAATGAATAACCTGTCTGTAGGCGATGAATTACAGATTGCGGATTTCAATATCATACTGCTTTCCAGTGTCGCTAATTTTGGTGATGCAAGCAATATGCGTGTTGGTAAGCTCGATGGCGTTGTTGACCCAGTGTTCGGACAGCTTGAAGGATATGGTGCATATCTTCAAAAGTTATATGCAGCCCATGCAGCCCATGTTTCTGGAACACTTACCGCTGGTGACGAGAATGGGTTTGGTGCCACGTTCTATGCAGGTAAGATACATCGGAACTGCTTTGTAAGTTCATTGGATGTGTCGTTTACTTCCGACATTCACATTGACGATACATTGGTTAACCCTACAGGGCTTGGTATGGTGTATCGGTCTGGAACCGAAATCGAGATGGTGGCGCAGAGCAACGAATGGCTTGTCGCTCATAATGGCCAAAGATATTGCTATTCATTTTGGGTTTATGCAAAGCGTCCGTGTACGTTAAGCATACAACAGAATGGAAAAACTGTAGGAACAGTTACAATCGCCGCAGACCAGACCCATGAATGGAGAAGGGTTCATGCTTATTTTGATTTAATAAGCCCTGAAAATGAAGGAGATAGCCTATTGATTAAGGTTGCGCCGACTTTCTCCAAGTCTGTGTTTGACCAAGTATCATCTTCGGAGACCAATCCAGATGAATCTGTGTTCTATTTTACAGCACCTCAATTAGAGTCTGGCGAATACGTGACCCAGTATCAGCCGACAGACACCACGTTGAACTATACAGATGAATACGGTGCCTGGTTTGCACGAGGCGGTATTGGTGGAACTATGCAGAATCCGTTGCTTCAGCTTAACTATGACGGTAAGGGAAGTATCGGTACAAGAAATAAGTCCATCGAGTTGAAGCAAGACGGAAGCGGCCACCTTGCGAACAAGAATATCAAATGGGATGAAGATGGCAAGGTTACGTTTGGAAAGGATGTAACCTTGAATTGGGAGAATCTTGGTAGCTCTGCACAGGACAATATGGCCAACCGATATATGCGGATTATCGGAGAGGACACATTTGTCATTATTGGTCAGGAAACTACTGAAGGGAGAACATATAGCCCCACTTCCATTACGCTATCATTGGAGGAAGTTGGATTCTCGTCAACTTCCAGCCAACGTCAATGGTATTATAAATTTGGCGGCGAATGGGTGGCAATAAAGGATGGAAATGGACCAACATTGACAGTTACCCCAGACTCTCCGTGGTGGAACAAGGAAAGTTCAGTAACATTCAGGTGTGTGATTTCACTTAATGATTCACGCACATACACTGATACATTCACAGTCAAAAAACAGTATGTGCAAGGATATACAGTCCTTGTGACATCAAGTAAGGGCATATCCTTCCAGAACGGCACTTGCTCAACTACACTTACTGCACAGGTATATTATCAAGGCAAACTGGTTGACAGAGATTATGCTCTTGAGAATTTTAAATTTATCTGGAGACGCTATGATTCCGCAACAATGGAAGAATTGGAATGTCCAGATGGGGTAAACGATACGCTCACACTTGATTATGAGCTGGATGGCAGCGAGACATATATCTGTGAACTGGCAACAGCAGACAGTTTTGATTATTCATTCCCAATAATATTCTAAGGTTATGATAGAGCAACTGAATATAGGAGAAAAAACTCAAAACCAAGGAGTTAATGCGGCTGGAAAATTAACGGCAGAGGAATTTAATGCGTTGACCGCCAAGGTGAAAGAATTGATAAATCACGCAAACAAAACCATATACCTGTCGCAAGAGGAATATGACGCTTTGGTTGAAGGTGGTAAGATACAGAGTGATGTGGAATATAACGTGTATGAAGAATGATTACTCGTAACGGCATCGAACTTACTGCCAGGTATTATGGCACTAAGGTTATTTCTGCTGTTTACAAGGGTTCGGTTCTTATCTGGGAAGCCGTTAATAGCTGCTTTGGCAGTGGGTTCTGGATAAGGGAAAAGGCTTGGAGCAGCACAGATGGTTGGAGAAACAACAATTAATTTCAAATATTATGGCGAAAAGACAGATTATCAACACTCCCATTCCCTCTATTGATACGGCATGGGATAACGGAACTGAAGCGTATAGCGGAGAAGCTGTAGAAAAATTCATAAAGGAACAGTTTAAGTCAAAGGTTGGTTCGCTATTTTTTGACGATAGCGAGGATTCGTTTTTGACTGTTTATACGTTCAGAAGCGAAGAAGACAAGACTACTTGGCTTTTAGACCGCAGTGATGAATCGCTTGTGCTTGGCAAGCAGACTTTCAATGTTGCCAGCCGACACGGAGAAGGTACGGCTTATGTGGTGACATTGACGGCAAAGGGCGTTTCAGAACCGAAGTTTACCAACACGAAACGGCTTATCATCCCTATAAGGTTTACGTGTAAAAAGGCTACTACTGTGGCAGGAAGCACTACCACGGAAGATATGGCTGGTATCAGTGGAACAATCGTTGTGACTGGTCGTAAGGCTGGTGTTAGCGGTAACTTCTCTACGATAACCCCTTCTGACGGCGAAACACGTTATATTGATGCGGTTCCAGAGGACAGTGAGACTTATAAGGATTTTGACCTTGGTCCATATTTGCAGGATGGCGAATGGAATTACCGTATTACCGTAATTGAACCCGAAAAACAGACATCTTCCAGTGCAGTTTCGGTTAATGTCACTATGTCAGAATCTATGGGGCTTGAATATGCAGGAGAACTCGGACATCCGTTTGAGGGAGATACAGTATCTCTTCCGTTCTATGTAAAGGGTTCTGTTGACCGTTTGTTACATCTGGAAGTATTAAACTCAGATGGCAGTGAGGTATTGGCAACCCCAGAACCAAGAGCTTTCAGTGCCAATCAAGGCGGCAGCGAAACAGTGCAGAATATTGGTATCACTAAGGAGCAATACAAGTTTACTCATGGAACGTACCGTATTCACGCTTGGCTGACCTTTGCATCCGACATTAACGGAACAAAAGTCAGCGAACAGACATTCGGAATCATGTATAAAGAGGACGGAAATAACACTATTCTTGTTGCCGTATCTGATGCAATTACCAATGCCGATAACTATGATAGTGTAACGCTGTTAAAGTATGCTGTTTACAATCCGTCTGGAGAGAGTACAGAGTTGAATTTGTCTGTAGTTGATGGCATGGATGGAGATGTTGTATATTATCAGGAAACAGCAATTTGTGAAAATGAGACCACATACAGCATGAATACTGTGCTGAACTGTGAGCATGAGCTTGGAGACTTTGATGTTCAGGTTTTGATTAAGGGTGGCAATGTGCAATACTACAGTGGCAAAGTTACTCTTACCAACAATATTGACTTCTCTGCTCGTGGAACTGCAAATCTGGAGCTGATACCTAATAGCAAGACTTTCCACGGCACAGACAAACGAGGCAATTCATTTGTGTTTGACCCAGATACATTGCGGCTTGTTGACCAGCCCAGCGATAACAAGACAAACATAATGAATCCCACGGTTGAGGGGTATATTAGAGAAGACAATATTGACAGATTGAGGCTTTTGCGTGGCAGCGTGATTGATTTGCCGTTTGAGCCTATCATTACGACAACAGGATTGCGTGTATCTGGCGTTGACTATTCTCTTACTATGGAATTTGACATCCAGATTAACAGAATAGTTGATGAATCGGCACCAGTTATCGCTTGTTATTCCGACAATGGAGAATCGTTTGTCGGATTGAAGGTGTTGCCTGAGCGAATACTTGTTCTTGGCACAGGACAAGGACCGATTTCAACCCCAGATATGGCTGATTATTATCTGGAAGAGGGGTGCCGTATGCACATAGCTGTAAATATCGTCAATAATCTGCGTAACGAGGGCTTGAACTATATGCGCATATTTGTGGACGGAATCATGCAACGTGAATACACCTACCAGAATACACAGACTTCGCCTTTCTGTGGCGCAAGCGGAAGCAACGGACATCTTGTTCTTGGTTCGACTGGGTGTGACCTTGACATTTTCGGCATGAGAATTATGCTTGACCAGTCATTGAGTTCTTCTGATATTCAGCAGGACTATAAGGCTTCTATGTCAAACATAACTGATAAGAGAGCCTTTGTTGCCGCAAATGATGAGATTATGTCTGGAAGCGTTATTGACTATGATAAGGCTAAGGCTATTTACAATACGATTCTCTATCGGCTTCCTTCTAATGCAAAATATCCCACATTTAACAATGACCCAGGTTCTATTAACAATGTGGTTATGGAGGTCAATATAATAGGAGATGAGAAGCACTCTGGTATTTTCAGTAGTGTTGAAATCAAACGTCAGGGTTCTACTGCAAAAAAATATTATTGGCCAAACATATCATCCAAGCTATGTAAGGAAGATGCAAGCAAAGGAATTGTAAAAGGAACATTCACATCAACAGGAATAGACCCAGAAACAAGTCTTCCTTATTACAACAAGACCAATTATTATCAGTTGGATGACTCCCAGCCGAAATCAAAGAAATGGGTTGGAAAGTCAAATTATGCTTCGTCTATGCAAAGTCACAAGATTGGAGCTACTGCGGCGTTCCATGATTTGCATCGTATATGTGCATTGCCAACTGGAGGTTTTTCATACGACCAGACACACCCTGACACACCGTCAAGACGTGCAGTCTTGGAAAAGCCGTTCTTGTGCTTCTTTACTGATGCCGAACATTCTACCCCTACGTTTTGCGGCTTCCAGACTTGGGGTGCCGCAAAGGGAGACAAGCCTACGTTTGGATATGATGATGACGAGGAAAGCGATTCATACACACCCGATTATATTATGGTAGAGGGTGCGGACAACAATGTGACTGGAGCCAACTTTGAAACCCCTTGGATTCCTTCTGAAATGTTGTATGTTTCAGACGAGGAGTCATTCTGTTACAATGGTGCGCCAAACTTCGACCTTGACCTTGGGCTTCTGAATGAGGATGCTGAAGACGATGACCCTCTGAAAGACCATCCGACAGGCGGTGCGGTAAACTCAATTAACAACTACCTCATCCCTGGATTCAACATGGTGTATCTGTGCAACCCAAATCTTCGTCCGTTTGCAGGTGGACTCAATGCTCTTAATCAGGCGTATTTGAGGGATAAAGCAAGGCAGGCAGACCCGAACAATACAGAAGAACTGGAGCTTGAATCCAATGTGCATTATTGGAACTCTGACACATCCAGCGGAGAATATCTGAATGTATATCGTATGGATTACATAAACGATGTATGGGTTGACGCTGGTTTGTTCACTTCTTCGTCTAAGGATGAGCGAGGGTTTAATGTGATTACTACGGCTGTACTGAACCTGCGCACGCAACTTAGCATTACAGATTCAGACCTGCTTGGTATGTCTGCTGAACAGAAAAATGATTTTCTGATAGAGAAGCGTGTGGCATTGTTCAAATCCCAGTTCCCTACTTGGTTTGATGTGTCTGATGCCTTGTTCCACCAATGCTTTATCAAGTTGGTGGCTGGAACCGATAACCGTGCAAAGAACACATACTATTGGATTGAAGGAAACATTGACCATAAGATTCGCTTTGACGGCGATGATATGGATACCATTTTCAAGACTGATAACAAGGGTCAACAGTCCAAGAAGTATTGGATTCTTGAAGAAGATAAGGATGAATACGGTGCATGGTTCTGGAATGGCAGAAACAACGCATTGTTCCGACTTATTGAAATGGCTTATGAAGACGATATGCGTACTATGATGAACCGTATCTTTGCTGCAATGGCTACGTTGAGCGGTTCAGTAGAAAATTTCTTCCAAAACTATTTCTATTACGTTCAGGAATATTTCCCTGCCGTAGCGTACAATGAAGCTGGAAGGTTGCTTTATGAAACAGCCCAGCTTTATTATGACGGTATCCATCCGTCAGAACCAGGAGTGTCGTATGGTTATAAGGAAATGCCTATTACACAATCTCTTGGGAACCAGCTTCATGCAGAGCGTGCATACATGGTAAAACGTCTTGCGCTTATAGAGAGTTATGCCAATTATGGAGACTTCAGTTTGAACGGTACGGACAGTATTACGTTCACATCGACTGGTAGCTCTACATATAATATCAAATGGACTGCTTATCAAGACATATTCCCAGTTGCTGCATTTGGTCAGGCATTGGATTATGGTACCGATGAGAATGGTGTAAAGCACACTAAGCCTTGGCGTTTGAAAGCAGGACACACATACACAATATCAACTCAAATGAGTGGAGAGACAACAGTGGCAATACACGGTATGTCGTTCTGTTCCAGCATTGATAATCTTGGTGCCAACGCAATTAAAGGTAACTTGCGTATAACAGGTAAAAGATTGAGGAATCTGGTTATGCCGAAATTGAGTGCAAACTTTGTTCCGTCATCTATTGTTATGGCCAGCAACTTGAATTTGGAAGTCATTGACTGGAAGAATATAGATTTTTCTAATTCTAATCCAGCATTTGATTTTACGTCTATGATGAGTTTAGTAAAACTTGATTTGTCTGGATGTAGTGGTATTACTGGTGTAGAAGTACCTCATACGGCCTCATTGACATCATTGTTCCTTCCATCTGGAATGACACGCTTGGAATTGAATGATATGCCGTCCTTAAAGGAGTTTTCCATTGATGATGTAAGCACACTGAATAATGTACTTATAAACAATGCGAAAGCACCAGGCGTTGATACATTGGCAATAGCAGGTTTGTTGCGCAACAATGCAAAGAACTTGTACTCATTGTCTATGCTCAATGTAAGTTGGAATGCTCTGCCTGTATCTACATTAATGTGGATTGCCAGCATTGCGCCTTATTCATACGGCGTTACCAGTGAAAAATATTCGTTAACTGGAAAGGCCACTCTTGACCAGTCCGCAATGAGATTGACATACGACAACAAACGAAGCCTTGTTGACAAGTATGGCAATATTGATTCTGCATCGAACATTCTCGCTTTGACGTATGACAAAATACAGATAAGTCAGATTTCGATTGTCGGTAAATCCTATATCAGCAAGACTGGGGAGGAACAGTTCTCCATTGCAGTTACCCCTGTTACGGCGAACAATGTTGCGATTATCGTTGACGAAGATGGAAGAGCGCATGAGGATGTGAAGTTCAGCTTCGTGAATGAGTCTGGCGAGGAAATGACCCCACACCAGTATTGTAATTGGCAGGATGCCGTCAAGGGATTGTTGAATGTAACTAATGTTACAACAGAAGCTGCTGGAACGAGATATACTTTGAGAGCCACGGTTAAAGTGATTTCTGGAGGTTCAACAAAAACACTTATAGCAGATATGCAGGTGGCATTTTATCTTCGTCATCCTAAAGTTGGAGACTTTGCGTATGCGGACGGCACATTTGATGACCAGTACCAGAAAGATAAGACTTTGGTCGGCATGGTATTCAAACTGGACCCGATGTATCAAGGCAAAGACGATGCTTCTCCAATTACATACTCTGGATTCAACAAGCCTTCAGAAAGCGTAAAACAGGAGAAATCCTTGGTTGGTTATCGTGTTCTCATAGACTGTAAGGAAAATGCAGTCATCAAAAGCAAGAATGGCGTAATTAACACATTCAGCAATGCTTGGGGATTGTATCCTGAAAATGCTGAAGGAAACGATGGTATGACCAGTACCAACGGATTTACTACTGATTTTGGTACAAAGATGGCCGAAATTGCTAACATGAGCAGTGTGTTCGACACATCTATGGCTAATATCGTTAGTAACTCGGAGTGGCCCAGTGGAAACTATATTTATCCTGAAACCGTGTTGGATTACAACAACGAAGATGGATTCAAGGAGTTTTCAAATTCAAGTGCGCCTGGGGATTTCAACGGTGCTTCCAAGACACGTGCAGTTGTTAGACACATGGAACAGATTTTCAACAACTTCCTGCAAAGTGCTGATAATGAGGATGTGCTGACTTCTTACACCGAGACAGACCCAGAAACGCAAGAACAAACATTACGCTCTATTACAAATCTACCGACAACGCTGGAAGAGCTTGGCGATATGATGGAGATATTACAGAAAGCGAATGGAGATTTGACGATATTCCGTCAGTTTGCTTATCCAGCAGCATATTCTTGCTATCTGTATGAGCCAAAGGTAAAAGAAGGCGAGTCTCTTGATGCTCAATATGCTAAGGGCAAATGGTTCTTGCCGTCTCAGGGTGAGCTGATGAGGCAGTTTATGTTCTTTGCCAAATCAAGAACTGGAGGATGGACCAATGACTATACGGAAGGACAGAACACCAGTCCGTCAACAACTGTGATTGATGATATTATCAGAGAGGCTTATAATTCTCCTGACAGCAACCAGATTAAGAACAATGTAAGTCTTGAGCATATTGAAACTGGAGAATACACATCGGCAGAGTTGACGGCAATCAATCAATACTTCCAGTCATTAGTTGAATGTGACAGGCCGATATATTCGTTGATTCTGTGGCGTGCTATGGCCGCTGGAGCCTCAGCACCGTTCACGAATCACACATTGGGCTACCACTGGTCATCCACCGAGCTCAGTTCCCCCGGCTCGTGGCCCGTCTACTTCAGCAGTGGCACCACTTGGGGCTACTACAAGTCCTTCAGTTGCGCTGTGCGGCCCTCTGTAGCGTATAGTTTTATGCTTTAATCTTCACTGGCGAACTGCCTTTGGGCAGTTCGCCTATAATGCAAAATAATGTTAAATATGAAAGAGAACGATGAATTGACACCAAGTCAGAGATATGAAAAAGCCCATACTTCTTATGATGAATTAAGAAATTTATTGGAGGCTTCTACACAAGAAAAGGTGGTTTTAACAAAGAAAGAAATTGAAAAAGGAAAAGAACGTAAAAGGGTCATTAAAAACAATCCTAAAACGTTTGTTAATACTCCAATATATAGAACATACCATCAATCAATGACATTGATGATGCAGATAATACAGCTTATGCCTAAGAAAACGGTTAAGATAAGTGATGAGATGCTGCATTATTTGATGGAAGCAATCAGATGGTCTTCGGCAGCGTATGAACAAAACAATGTGTTCATCAAACATAATTCTCTTTGTGAATCTATTTCTTTAATGACAACGGTTCGTGTTTGTGTCAACACATCGAGGTCTTTGAATTTGATTGGCAAAGCTAAGGCTACGCAATTATTATCGTCTATTGATTCGATATTACGCCAATTAGTAGCATGGCGTGGCTCACTAAAAGACGAGGGCGGCAATGATGAACGGTAACGCAAGCATTGTCGGAGAGTCTGAGCTGCTGTTTTCATACGGGCGGCATACTCCTTGGTTCAATATGGGAATCATTGGGAGTTACGAAGATGCAATGCCGCAGAAACCAACATTGGGCAACCACTGGTCATCCACCGAGAACAGTTCCAACAACTCGTGGAACGTCAACTTCAACAGTGGCAACACTTGGAACAACAACAAGTACAACAGTAACGCTGTGCGGCCCTCTGTAGCACATGAAACAGAAGCGTGGCAAAAGCTGAGGAGAACAGTGCAAGAGGCGTATGAAGACTGCTGTAGAGGCAAGTCATCCAGCAAACAGGCACAAGAATATATCCCTCATGCCAATGAAGACCTTGATGTGTTGACCGACGAACTGATTTCTCGCACTTACTATCCCAGTACGTCAACCTGTTTTCTTGTCAAATATCCGAAATGGAGAGAGGTGTTTGCAGCCGCTTTCAGAGACCGTATCATACATCATTGGGTCTGTATTCGTCTGGAGCCGTTGTTTGAATTGCGTAATATCCATCAGGACAATGTTACCCATAATTGTAGAAAAGGTTTTGGAACAAAGACGGCGGTTCAAGCTGTTGCCGATGGAATCAAAAGAGTCACAAACAACTATCAGGAAGAGGCTTGGGTTTTCAAGGGTGATTTGGTAGGCTTCTTTATGACCATCATAAAGCGCAGGATGTGCGACAAGCTATTGTCGTTCATCAGGCACCGCTATCATGGTGATTATAAGAAACTTCTGTTGTGGCTGGTTGAAATTATTGTCATGCACCACCCAGAAAAGGACTGTGTTTTCAACTCCAATCCGAAAGACTGGATGAATCTGACAGCCAACAAGTCTTTGTTCAGATGCGAAGAAGGGCGTGGTTCTCCTATTGGAAACTTGGCCACCCAGTTGTTTGCAAATTTCTTTATGACAGAGTTTGATGCCTGGGTACAAAACAGATTGAGGGAGATGGATGTCAAATGGTCGTATAACAGGTTTGTGGATGATTTTGTGATTGTTTGCAGTGACAAGAAGAAATTGCTTAAACTGATAGATATGATTGCAGACAAACTTGGAGATATGGGGTTGTTATTGCACAAGAACAAGCGGTACATCCAGCAAGCATCACATGGAGTTGCGTTTGTCGGCAAATACATAAAGAACGGCAGGATATATCTCAGCAACCGTACATTGGCTCGTTTCCAAGAGAAGATACACGGCTTCAATCTGTATTTGCAACGGCCAGAGCGAGAGGTAACTATAATGGAACTGGAGCATATCAGGGCTACGGTTAACTCATATCTTGGATTTTGCAAGGGGTGCGAGACATATTTGAGAAGAACCAATATACTCTGGGATTTCTGTCATAATCACCAGAAATACTTTTCACACAATAGAAACTGGACCAAAATCAAACTCAAAAAGAAATACAAGCCTATTTTTAATTAAAGAGCAGACTATATGGTACGATATTATTTTGAAGAAAAGCCAAAAACAATAACGATTGGCTCTACTTTGCGAGGCAAGCGTTATATATTTGTCAATCTGGATGTTAAAGAGATTGCAGGTGACTTATTGGATTCAGAAGGCATCCAATATAAGTATGACTGTTACAGCATGAGGTTCGTGCTGTCAGAGTTATCTATATCTTGTCTGGTTGCCAATATGCCTAAAGAGTTTATCGTATTGGCAAACGAAGACGAAATCAAAGCAATCATTCAGGCGTTCAAAGCGGATGATGATATTGAAGCGTGGAAAGCCATCAGGATTGCGCAGATAGAGGCTTACGACACCAGTCCTTATGTCAACAATTTCAAGCTGAACGGAGTTAACGCCTGGCTTGACAAGAACACGAGGGTCGGCTTGGTAAATATGCTACAATCCGACTGGGGAGACACGCCAATCCCAGATTTGTGGCTTGACAGTGAACACCCCATATCGTTGCCCAATGCCGAAACAGGATTGGCACTGTTGAGTGAGATTGAGAAATATGCAGCCCATTGTTATTCAACAACTCAGCGGTTATTGGCATCGGTGAAAAACATAGTCAAATTGAAGTCATTGGATGATTTGCGGAATTTTGACTATAAATCCGAGTACCCAGAACAGCTTGATTTGACGGTCTAAAAAGTAGTCGCATGGCAAACGTAACAGCAGCCATGCGACTATTCGTTTATAAAGACAAGTTCAAAAAAATGGGAGTAATAGCAAAAGGCGAAATAACATTGAGTACAGTGAACGATGCTTATACAGTATCGCTCTCAAAGACTTCGTGTGTTGTCAACGCCGATTATGACGGAAGCAATCCCAAGTTAGACGAAGCATACACTACAATTACCGTAAAGCGTGGAGATAAGCCACAATGGTTCAAGGTAAAACTTATATCCACCACCAATGACGGCATAGTCATCAGAAATGTCAGTATGCCGTCTGGGGGCGATGAAAATACGTTGTTCAAGGAGTGCGTGTTCCTTTTTGACAGCGTTCCTACCGATGTACTGGAAGGGAGTGCGACCATCCAGATTTCAACTGAGGACGGATATGTTGCCGATGTGGTTTTTTCATATACAGTAGTCCGTGAAAGCACTATGCTTGATTGGATTCAGGACTGGGAGGGAAACAAGACACAGATAGGCGGCACTTCCATAATCACTCCAAAGCTGTTCGTTGGCAAGAAAATCACTAATGGCGAGAATTATGACTCCATATTCAACGTACCTCAACTTACAGGCGTATATATCGGTCCTGCTGGTGCGGACGGAAACAGTTGTGGTGTGTATGGATACAAGGCAGGTGAAGAAATTTTCCATTTGGACGATACTGGTGGATATATTGGTGGATGGACTATCAATACTGGGGGCATATACAGTGCAAAAGGAGCTTTGAGGTTGCTGTCAAGCGGAACAATTAAGGCCGTGAACAGCGAGGGAGATTCCATCTGGGAGATAAGGGAAGATGGAGATGCGTTTTTTGCGTTTGAAAAGGTCAGGTTCTACAAAAATGGAGACGCAGAGTTTGACGGAACGATAAAATCCAAAGACGGACAGATTGGAGGCTGGACTATCAATGACCATAATCTGTACACCACCCAGATAGGCATAAACAGTGGGAATAAATACATTGCGATAGCCAACATTTCATCCATTCCACTCTATAACGGATACTGGGATGGCAACCATTTTGCGTGGGTGAAATCGTATGGTGGTGTTGCGATGTATTATTCACACAACACCGACTATGGGTTTGTTGCATATAACGGTTCTTCAAAGGTATTTTCCGCTGGCTATGTGAATTTGATTGCAGGATGGAATTTTGACAAGGACTCTATATGGTCTGGTACAAAGAACAATACGCTTGGGGCATTTACTACTGGTGGAATAACCATAGGCAGTAACGGAATCCGTGGTATCAAATGGTATATTGACAGTAATGGCGATATATCATTTATGAACGGAATGATAAAGTTTACCGCACAATCAAATGGCGGTGAAATTGTCGGATGGAAGCTGAACTCCCAGCGTTTTTCGACCAACAATGTTGCGCTTCTGTCTGATAGCTCCAATACAGGTTTGTATTTGTCGGCAAGTTCTGGAGCATCATTTAATACCAGAGCCTCATCGTCATTAAAGGACTTTATTGTTTCAAAAGGCGGTGTGTACCTGAATGTGTCTTCTAATAACGCAGTATTTGGTGCTTACAATTCATCTGGTGGAAAAATATTCTTGCTGCAAAGCAACGGAGTAAATTCGATTGCAGGATGGAACTTTGATAAAGATGTTCTATATGTTGGCACAAAGGCAACTTCTGGATTTGCAGCGAGCGGAAGTATTACGATTGGGCCTACTGGATTGCGTGGATACAAGTGGCGTTTTGAGAAAGATGGGTCTGGGGCGATAGCTGGAGGAAATATTAGTTGGAACTCTACTGGGAATGTAACACTTGCATCCAGTGTAAAAATTAGTTGGAACAATCTCGATGGCACGATTATCACAAGCGAAGGCGTATTTACAGGTAAAATATCTGCTAATAATATTACTGCTGGAACCATCTCTACTGCCAATATAAGAAACAAGAGCAATACTTGGTTTCTGAATCAAGATGGCTCTGGGGCATTGGCTAAAAACAAAATTAAATGGAACGCAAATGGGGTTTTGGAGGTACAAAACTCTCAATTGACAAATGTTTTAATAGATGGCGCAATAAAGACTCCATTTCGTGATGGCCAATATTCTTTAAGTACAGATGGGCCAATTTCTGTATCCATGCCAGGTTTGCAAAATAACAATAATGTAGTCATACCAGGTGCAGGAGGAAATTGGAATACCGCTGTGTCTATTCCATTCACAACTGATTATAATGGATTTAGGGCAATTATAATGAATGATGATTGGAACTCGGAAAAGACTGGTGGAAGTTGGAGTGTAGATGCGCCAGATGGAAAATATTTTTATGAAGACGGCATAGCTAAAAAGACATTAACATTAAACGCATATACAGGCGTAGAAATGATAGGCTATGGAGACAGCAATACTTTTAAGGGTTGGATTATTTTGCACCGAATAGAAAGAACTGGTAATAAAGGGTATCCATTGCATATTTGTTTTTGCGGTATTGTGAATAATGGCTCTTTGGTTAGAATCAAAAAATATAACGATGAAGAAATTACTGTATCCAGACTTTCCGAAGGTATATATAGGGTTAATTTCGGTGAGCCTTGGAGTAGTGTTGATAACTATATGGTTTTTTTGACAGGGCAAGCAAATGAGGCTGGAAGATATGCTTCACTTTATCGTAAAACAACCACGTATTTCGATGTTTATTGTGGAGATGATGCTTCTGCCAATGATGGCAATTTTCAGTTCATGGTGGTAAATATTTCACCAGCTTATTTAACTTATAATGCGTAGAGACATAGAGTTACATATCAAAACCAATGACATAACCCTTGTCGCAACAAACAAGACAAGGGTACGAACATTTAGGTGGGTAAATAACCCATCTGGACTGTCTCGTTACATATACGCCGAGATAGATGTTCCAGCGGTTGTGTCAGAAACAAAGATAAGGGAGAACGGTGTGTTTGTCAATATACCTTATACTCCAAAATACAAAGAGTTTATGATACGAGTCCGCCGTGTATTTGATGACGGCTCGTATATCTACCTTTATAACCGAAAGGACGGTTCTGAGTGGTTTCTTGCGCAAGCAGGAATGTATGGGGGCGAGAAGAAAAACTGTTACGCTTCGCTGTTATATACGATTTCAGAAGGAACATATTATCTATCGCTCAAAGATGAAGTTGCAACCATATATTCCAGTATTCAGAGCGACTTTAACATAGTTGATGCCAATAGGCAGAACGCAAACTGTCTGTTAGCCTGTTTCCCATCAAACAGTTATCGTTACCCTTTTACTGGAGTCGGGCTTGCACGATGGATAAACGCTCACAATATCAATGCTGGGAATCTGGCAGAGATAATCAATCGTGAGTTTGCTGAGGATGGTGTTGTGGTAAAGAACGCCACATACAACTACGATACACAACAAATGGAAATGGATTTAGACGCTTCAAGTAGATAAAAATGGCTACCTATATAGTAAAACCGAACCAGAATCTCTTTGATGTTGCTCTCCACCTATATGGCAGCATTGAAGGATTGTTTGACCTGTTGATTACTAATGACTGGCTCAATATGAACACAGACCTTGAAACAGGGATGGAGATTGAATACCACGAAGAATTTGTAATCAATTCGTCTATTGTGGGAACTTTGAATGATGAGAATATCGTACCGTCTAATGGAGGCAGACACGTTTACAACAAGTTGACCGATAAACCTCTGGTAATGACAATCCTCGTCAATACCGATGTCGTAAGAGCATTGCTTACATTAGGTGGAGAGGGGGATATGATTATAGATTGGGGAGACAATTCCGAATTAGAAACGATTTCTCTTTCACACACCAATAAGAAAGTAGAACACTGTTTTGATAACGTGGTTGAAAAACGTAGGATAAGGATATACGGAACATTCCAGCTTACCTATTGCGACACAACGGATTTGTATGGCGATTTGTTACTGATGCGGCCACAAACAATAGACGAATACATCAGTCACTCAAACGGATTTACTCTGAAAGGTCTATTCTTGTGTGAAGGAACATACAAGGTTGATTTGAGGGGTTGCACGATTGTAGACCTTTCACCAATCGGAGACATGAGCCTTCAGGAATTGAACTTGCTTCAGGTGCAGTTTACTTCGCAGGACGTGTTGGATGATTATCTTGAATATATCGCCAATAATTACGGAACAAGAAGGAATTGCACGGTATATCTTGATACAGAGCCGTCTGAAAGAGGAATGGCTGCTATAAACAAGATTATCAATGAAGAAAGCTGGAACGCTTCAGGAAAATGGAAATTTGTTATTAACGATAAAATATATACTGCTTCATAATGGCAAGAACATTGACTGAAATATACACGGTTGCCAAGCAATGCCGTGACAAATATCTGGAACTTACAGAGTTTCAGAACGACTCCAAGATGTCGATTCTTGATGCTTTTACATGGGTGACTTCTTCGTGTATCTGGACGTTTGAGAACATACTGGACGTGTTCAAGGTTGACCTTGCCAAAGATTTGCAGAACAGGGTCAACGGCACTCCAGCATATTTTGCCAATGCGTTGCTGAAATACCAGTCTGGCGATGATTTGGTTATCGCAGAAGACGGTGCTTCTTTCTCCTATGCGACAATAGATGAAAGCAAACGTGTTGTATCAAAAGTGTCTTATTCAGAAGTTGAAGAAGAAGGCTTCCATGATAAGCTGTCTATATTCAAAATTGCCACTGGAGAACCTGGGGCATACGCAAGGATAGAGGAAGAAGAACTATTGGCTATCAGAGACTATCTAAGCAAGATACTGTTTGCAGGGCAACACGCAAAGGTGGTAAGCCGTAATGGAGATGTCTTGATTCCCAGGGTTACTGTATATTATGATGGTGCAATCAGTGAAGATGAGCTGTACACCAACATTGAAAACTCCTTGAATGAGTTTATCGCCAATATGAACTTTGATGGAATGTTGTATGCCCAAAAGATAATTGACTGCATCCAGAAAGCAGAACACGTTACTGACGTAGAGGTTGACAAGGCTGGCACCGACCAACAGGGAATCTTCATTGCGATGTATGACGATGACAACAATTTGATTGAGGTTGAAGGAAGCGTTGAGCAGAAGATTGGAAGATATGTCATTCCTAACAGCGGATATATCAAGCAAAGCACTCGTTCTGGAAAGGAAGAGAATCTTCAGACATGGAGAGAAGCCATTACACTCAAATTGGAGGATAAATAATGAGGTACAAGATTAATTTCGATAAGACCATCAATCAGCTCGTGCCGTACTATATAGGTGGCAGGAAGCTGATTCTGTACCTTCAGGCATTGATGAAACCGTTACAGGAGCTTAGTAATGCCTTTTCAGAGTATGCCAAAGAGCAGCGGATAGAAACTGCGATGACATCCCAGATATTCTATTTTGAATGGTTCTTGAACCGCAAATTCAGCAAATATTTTCTGAACGGAGGTCAAATAACCATCAAGAATGGAGAAAGACTCGGTGCGCCTATCCAATGGGAGAACGCTGATGTGGATAAGTCAGAAGATATGCTGTTGTACAAAGAAGAAGAGGGGGTTAAAAACGTAGCTTTGTATCACGCCAATGAGCAAACCGATGGCACCACACATAGCTTCGTGGTTATCTCTCCAGCAATAAACACAAAATTGATTTCAAAAGAAAATTATACGGCCATGCTGTCTCATTACATAGACAAGTATCGCCTATCTGGTAAAACGTATATTATTAAATTCAACTCTTAATGAAAGAATTTAGCGCACAAACTGGTGGCCGTTACACCTATGTTGATGATATTATCAATCTTCAGGAGCTTGCTCTTGCGTTTGGAGAGCTGTTTGACGAATGTGATAATTTCATCGTCAGTGGCTGTGCGGTATCTGGAACATCAATCGGAAGCGGTTATGTATATCTGAACGGAAAGTTGCGATATTTTTCTGGAGCCACAGGAATCACGCAATGGCCTCAGTATATTTATGAGACAAACAAGAAAGAGTCTGTTGCCTATGCAAGCGGCTCTGATAAAGTTGGCCGTACTATCTACGGATGCGCCTGTGGACCAACCGTACCAGTGTCAGTAGATGAGGTAACTGGCAATACCCCAGTTGCATTAAGCATTACACAATCAGGCGGTTTACTGATGAAGGATGCTTTTGTCGGCAAATATGCCTTGTTACTTAACCCTGCCAAGGGAACACAAACAGTAAATGGTATCGTCAAATTCGCCAATGACATCAATATAAGCGGCCTGTTGACAGCGTTGGCTGATATGGAAATCAGGTCTGGCAATACTTCATGCCGTGTCGGATATAATTCCAGCCATAATCTGACAATCAAATCTACAACTGCAAACGGTAACAATTATAGTGTTGTTATGAAAGACGGTGTAGGCATTGAGTTCTATGTCAATGGAACATTAAAGATGACTATTGGAGATGACATCACGTTCCACACATTATACAACACCAACGCTTCTACGGTGGGCAGTATCAAAACAACTGGTACTCATGTTCACAATTCCAGCACGGCCACGGACAATGGAGAATTGAATCTGAATATGATTGGCTACAATGGTGGCAATACTTATTTCCGCAATACATATATTGGGAACGGTAAAGGGAAAGCCATTATTAGTGTTAAGGGCAGCGATAGTTCTGTGTTGATTTCTGGTGTGACTACTATCGCTTCCAATGGGCTGGAAGGCATAGTTTTGTTAGCCTCTTTGCCGAAGACAAACATGGCATTGCAGAAGTCTGTGATATGGAAAGATTCTAATAAAGATGTTATGGCCTCTATCGGCTATCTTGATACAGCCAACCAGATATTCAGTATCGTCAACAATGTTTCTGACATAGTGATTACAGGTGCTTCCAGTGTGTCTATTGGGCCAGCCATTAAGGAAGATGGTGTGTTGCTGTCACAGAAATATGCTTTATCATCGGCAGTAAATAAGGCTTTGTCATTAAAAGCTAATATTAAAGATGTGTATTCGGCATCAGGGGCAGACAATACCTTTGCTAAAAAAGCGTCTGGGTTTTCTCAGTTTATAACATCCACAAACACACAGGCTAAACTGCGTTCCCAGATAGGCGCACTTGGTTCATCGGATTTGAACGGTTATGCCGTCAAATCACAGTGTTTGGCAGATATGGCAACATCTGAAGCCAATAAAAAGAAAATCAGAGATAACATCGGTGCCGCCGCTGTTGGTGACTTCCAGACCAAACTCCGTGATTCTGGTTGGATAATGATTAAGAGCGGACTGTATGTTCGTCAGATTGGGAACATTGTCAGTGTACAAGGCAATCTTAGGACTGTGCATAGTGGAACTGTGTTCAGCATACCAAACAGTATCGACCCTCCAGCACACGCCGTCTATCAGTCCTGTTCATTCAGTAACAATAGGAACTGGACTGTATCAATAAAGGCAAACACACGTCAATGTAAGGTTATTTATTGTAGCGGAAGCTGCGGAAATACAACAGATTTTTCACTCACTTATATGGTATAGCAATGAGAATTATAGGTAACGTAAAAGACTCCAAGTCGCTTGCAAACAATGAGCGGCTGGCAATGGAAAAGAGAAACAGACGAATTGAGCATGAACAATCAAAAGAACATGAACCCGAACCTTCCACTGATTCCGTTGAGGAAACAGAAGGTCCAGAAAAAGAAGAAGCCCAAAAGCAAGAAGCCTCAACTAAAAAGAAGCGCACCAAAAATCAAGTTTAGTGAAACCGACATTGCTCTTGAATTGAGGTTGAACGCTCCACTTGAATATGATTTTATCATAGAAGCTGGAGGTTATGAGCCACTTCCAGAGTTCATAGAGCGAATAGGCTACGCTTCATTAAACCCATATTTCAGGTCAGTTAGGTTTAGAAAAGCCTTGATGACATATAGAAAACAAGGGTGCCGACAATGGAGAAAAGCTCCTGCCCCATCGCCACAATTGATAAGGGAAAGGATGCAGGTGCGAAAGAACAGGATGAAAATCCAATGTTAAAAATACAGCGTCAGAATAATATTTTTGACGCTGTATTTTCATCTGACTGAAATTTTGTGTATCTTTGTAGCCACTTTCCAAATTGAAATACACCATCTTCCCCTTGTTTTATTTATAACGATAATCGTATGAACGAATTTACCGTGTCAGTACGCAAGCTGACCGATGAAGAATTGATGCGAGAGGCGTGTGAATCAACTTTTATGGGGAAAAGCCATGCTTCGCTTTTGGACCTGTACAAAGCAGAACATTCGCCTGTGCGCACACAGATGTTTTGGATTACTCTGAAACATATCCCTTTATTTATTAGCACCCATCTGCTACGTCATCATGTCGGGAGTGTTCCGTTCCAACTTACGTGCAGGGATGACCGTAAGGGCGGCAATCCTGGGATGAGAACCAAGATTGATGAAATGGTTGGCAAATTGAAAGAGGTCAGAAACTATGAAAGAATCGCCACACGTACAATGACATTGGATGATGTGTGTGACGAACTTGAATGGCTAAAAGACAATGCAGACCGCTACACTCCAGTCAATCTTTCTCTATTGGTTAATGCCCAGTCATTAATTGATATGTCGAAGCTGAGGTTGTGCAATCAGGCGCACGTCGAGACCCGTATCGTTTTCAATCGTATCAAAGAAGAAATCGCAAAAATTGACCCTTCATTGGCTTCTATGATGGTGCGCAAATGTGTGTATCGTGGAGGTCTGTGTGGAGAAATGCGCTGCTGTGGATTCAATGGCACACCAGCATTTCAATCAGAGATGAAGGCTTACGCAAGCAATTTTAGTTGCAAGCAAATCGGTTCCACCAACGTCTTTAAGAACGAGCAATAATCAATGGACGTAAAGGTAATTAAGCGTGACGGTCGTATTGTGGATTTCGACCGCCAACGCATTGTCAATGCCATCAGTAAGGCTATGAAAGAGTGTGGTGTTGAGAGCATAGAAGTTGCCGATGCAATTTCGCAGGACATCACAGAGCAGATGAAACACAAAGACACATGGGAGGTTGATGCCATCCAGAATCTTGTTGAGAACAAATTAATGGTATCAAATATGCCAGATGTTGCAAGGGCGTACATCATTTATCGTGACAAAAGAGACAAGGCAAGAAACAGCAATAGTGACCAAGTGATTTCCGATATTATTGCTGCAAAGAAAAACGATGTAACAAGAGAGAACGCTAATTCAGATTCTACGACTCCAGCAGGAATGATGGCTAAAATCTCATCCGAGCGTTCAAAGGAGTATGTGGATGCTTATCTCTTGTCATCTGAAGCGAAAGAGTATGTAGTTAACAATCTGATACACATACACGACAAGGATTATTATCCGACTCGTTCACTTACCTGCATCCAGCACCCGATGGATAAGCTGTTGTCTCAGGGATTCATTGCTGGACATGGTGAGTCTCGCCCTGCAAAAAGAATTGAAACTGCTAACATTCTGTGTGTAATATCACTTGAGGTATTGCAGAATCTTATGCACGGCGGTCAGGCGATTCCAGCATTTGACTTCTACCTTGCCCCCTATGTCCGCAAGACATATCAGGAAGAAATCAAGAAGTTCGAGCCTATATTTGGGGATTTGAGCGAGCTTTATGATGCACCTATTTCTGAATATGAGTACAAAAAGACAAAAGCAAGTATGAGTACGTTGTCTGCCGACCTGAAGCAGTTGGCCATTAACCAGACTGTAAATCGTGTGCATCAAGCAATGGAAGCGTTTGTGCATAATATGAACACGATTCACAGCAGGGCTGGCAATCAGGTTGTATTCAGCTCAATCAATTTTGGCACCGATACGTCTGCTGAAGGCCGCTGCATCATTCGTGAAATCCTCCATGCGACATACGAAGGAGTTGGCAATGGTTCAACAGCCATTTTCCCGATTTCGATTATGAAGCTGAAAGACGGCGTGAACAAAAAGCCGACAGACCCGAACTATGACCTTTACCAGTTGTCGTTGAAAGTGACCGCCAAACGCTTTTTCCCCAACTTCCTTAATTTGGATACCACATTCAACAAGGACGATGATTGGAAGGCAGATGACCCACGTAGGTTTGAGCATGAGGTAGCAACGATGGGATGCCGTACTCGTGTATATGAGAATCGTCATGGAAAGAAAACCTCAATCGCTCGTGGAAACCTGAGCTTTACAACGATGAACCTGCCAGGACTTGCGTTGTCTGTTATGGATATTGAGGACAAAGACCAGCGTATCAAAGCGTTTTTTGGCAAACTGGAAGAACTGATTGGCATAACAGGCCGTCAGCTTATTGACCGCTACAAGTTTCAGTGCGAAGCTATGGCTTCCCAGTTCCCTTTGCTGATGGGCGGTATGTGGCTGGATTCTGACAAACTGAAACCTACAGACAAAGTGGCACCAGTTCTAAAGCACGGTACGCTTGGTGTTGGTTTTATCGGACTGGCCGAATGTCTGATAGCATTGATTGGCAAGCATCATGGTGAATCTGACGAAGCGCAGCAGCTTGGACTGGAGATAGTTCGTTTCATCAAGAAAAATGTAGATGAACTGTCTGACAAATATGGCCTCAATTTCTCCGTACTGGCTACTCCAGCAGAAGGATTGTCTGGCAAGTTCACGAAAAAAGACAAGGCAAAATATGGTGTTGTGAAAGGCGTTACCGATAAGGATTACTACACAAACTCCAACCATGTTCCTGTATATTACCATTGCAGCGCAAAGCACAAAGCTGAAGTAGAAGGGCCGTATCACGAATTGACACGAGGCGGTCATATATTCTATGTAGAGCTGGATGGTGATGCAACCCACAATGTAGAAGCCATTGATGATATTGTAAAACTTATGGATAAGTACAATATCGGATATGCAAGCGTAAATCATAATAGAAATCGCTGTATGGATTGTGGACACGAAGATGCCGTTGTTGGAGAAACAAAATGTCCTGTATGCGGCTCCACAAACCTTGATACCATCCAGCGTATCACTGGTTATTTGGTTGGCACGACAAGCCGCTGGAACAGTGGTAAACTTGCAGAACTTAAAGACCGTGTAACTCATGGAGCATAATAAAATCTCTGTAGCCAAAATCGTAAGTTCAACCTCAGTAGATGGGGTTGGCTTACGCACGGCTCTTTATGTGGCTGGATGCAATCTGAGATGCCCAGATTGTCATAATAAAGAGTGGTGGAATATGGATAACGGTACTTGGCAAGACATTGAAGAAGTGTATTGTCAGTTAATGGAGCCAGACGAGAACATTTCCATATTAGGCGGCGAACCGATGTTGCAATATAAGGCGATTGTAGAATTGTGCCGTATGATAAAACAGCGAACCGATAAAACAATCTGGTTATGGAGCGGTCACACTCTTGCTGATATTCAGGAACACTATCCAGATATATTAAAATATATAGATGTGCTGATAGATGGGCCGTTTATTCAAGAGTATTTTCAACCCAACTTAAAATGGCGTGGAAGTACAAATCAGAATGTAATAGACATCAAAAGTATTTTTCAGAAATAAGTATTTTTGCAATAGTGAAAATTCTATATTGCTGTATTTCAGTGATATAGAATTTTTATACTATAGTACACAAAAATTTATTTCATCGAAAATTTGGCAGAATGAAAAACTATGTTTATCTTTGCAATCACAAACATTAATAATTAAGACGCTTATGTAGAATGATTAGAGAAAAGGGCATTGTCGAAGTCCATGACGGCCATGCCGACACAGACGAGCTTTTAGATTCGGTGGACTCATTGCCAGACGGCGAATACGGATATTTGCTATTTGACAAGAAAAAGAATCGCTCACTACCTCAGTTGAAGTTTCTATTCGGGTATCTTTTGAAGACTTTATCAGAAGAACTTGAAGGACACCCAGAACCAGAAGCCCTATACAGATATTTTGAGGAGATTTACGCTCCGATTCATAGATGTAAAATTCCAGGCGAGGAAGAAGAGTTTGAATACTTCGACCTCAAAAATGAATCAACAACTGAGATGGATTTCGTCATTGAGAAGATTATCCATCACGCTATGTCAGAATGGCATATTGACCTGCTTTCAAGAGACCGCATTAAAGCGGCTGAAGCACAAGAGGCTTACGCAGGAGCTTATGCAGAGACATGGAAGAATCTTTCACGAAAAATTTAATCGTATTTTTCTCCATGACGGAACAAGAAAACATGATGTCAGCATTAGACATCTTCGCAGCCTCACAGGAAACATTTGAAGAGGCCAAGAAAAAAAGCAGTGATGAAAGCAGAAAACGTGCTAATTATCTACGTTTCTCACAGGACGGCACATACGCAGTCCGTATTCTTCCGCTTGCACCAGTAATCGACAAAGACGGCAAGGTGTTGCCGATGGAACGTAAGGGATATGAATATCCGCTCCGTTCTTTGATGCTCAAAATCGAGAACGACAAGAAGCTGGTCAAGGGAAAACCGTCAATTACCTATGTAACTGTTTGCGATGCCAAGCAGCGTTTCAACAATCTCAAAGAAGACCTTATTGACCTTTATGTATCAACTGCGTGTGATATGTACGCAGATGACGAAGCATTGTGCAAGAAACTCCGCAGCAACAGCTTTGAGGGTGGTCTGAAATGGGATAGCAAGCGTTGTATGTATGTAATTGACTGCGACCACAAAGAAGACGGTCTGCAAATCCTTCAGCTTTCATTTGCACAGTACAAAGAACTGGAAGAGCGCAAGCTGAACCTGTGGGCAAAGCTCAACAAGAAGAAGCTCGTAAACTGTCCTATCTCTTCTATCGACAACGGCTATCCTCTTGAAATCATCCGCAAGACAGAGAACAAGAAGACCTCGTACAGCTTCAATATTGACACCGTTTCTGGTGCAGAGCCGTTGGACGAGCAGACACTCCAGAATCTTTTGGATGCTCGCCGTTTGCCCGAAATCCTCTACAACTACACTCGTTTCCATCTTGAGGCAACAATCGTATATCTGACCCAGTTGGATAAGAAATACGATATTGACGTGATGTCAAGCGATGAAATCAAGAATTGCATTGAGCAAATCAAGACATTGCTTCCTTCTGATGACAACTCTCATTTCTCTATGGACGGTGGAAGCTCCAACAATGCAGAAGCAGGTTCCAATATGAACGACCTTGACGCACTTTGGGAGCGTTTCGACAAGCTGGACGAAGCTGGTCTTGACGATGAGTCCGCAGAAGGCCAGGAACTCCGCACGTCTATTAAGGAGTTCATCGAGGACAATGACCTTGACATTCAGATTAAGCGAAGCAAGAGTAATCAAGACCTGCTTGACGAGTGTGAAAAAGCACTTGGTGGGAGCGACAATGACGATGATGACGAAGAGGAGGAAGAAAAACCTGCTCCTAAAAAATCCGCCAGAAAAGACCCTGAACCAGAAGAGGAAGAAGAGGGTGACGATGATGGCAACAATTCTGGTGAGGAAGAAAGCAATGACAATGAAGAAGAGGAGGAAGAGGAAGAACAGAGACCTCGGTCTTCTCGCAGAGAGCGTAACGATGACACAAATGAACCTGCTGCACGTTCAGTAAGACGTGGGGCAAGACCCAATCGCAGACGTTAATCATTAAGGCATGGTGTGTTCACGTCATTAAGTTGGCGTGAGCATACCTTTTTCACACGAGTTATGAAAGAGAAAAATCCAATCGCCTTATTGATTAATGATATTCATGTCAGTAAGGACAACATAGTAGAATTTCAGCTTAACTGGGATGAAGCATTGGAGGTATGTGACAAATACGGAATCGCCGACATTATTGTGGGCGGTGATATGTGGCACTCTCGTTCTTCCCAGTCGCTTGACGTATTGATGGCTGTACGCAATGCCATAATCAAGGCTACCAGCAAAGAAATCAATCTGACAATAGCAGAGGGTAATCATTGTAAGGTGGACCAAGAATCATTGCTTGGGTACAGTCATTTGTTTAGCGAATATCCAAATGTCTATGTGGTTGATGACTACACAATAATGGATATTAGCGATGATGTAGTGCTTTATGTGATGAGCTATTTCCCAGAGAACGGTTCTTTCACAGAGCGTATTAAGGCAATGTCTGAAGGGCTTGATAAAGACAAGATTAACATTCTGTATGTCCATGAAGGCATCAGAGGTGGACTTGCAACGCCGAGTGATGACGAATTGCCAGCCAATCTATTCTCCTACTTTGACACTACACTTGTCGGCCACTATCACAACCGCAAGAAGATAGTTGGCACGAATATAGAATACATAGGCTCTTCACGCCAGAACAACTTTGGCGAGGATGAAGAGAAAGGCTACACAATTTTGTATGACGATGGTTCATACGAGTTTGTCAAGAACAACGCCAATACACGCTATATGGTGATTGATGTTGAACTTGCTGATATGGACGATAAATTCTTCAGCCGTCTTCAGGAAATCAAAAAGGAAGGGCGGTATAAAGTAAAAGTTCGTATTAGTTGTTCAACCAAAGAATCCCAGACTGTTGACAAGCAGAAATGTATTGAAAACGGTGCGGCGAAATTGGAGTTTGTAACGGAACAGACTCAAATCCAATTGACAGAGGCCCAGGACATATCGAAGAAATACGATAAGTCTGGCATCAAGCAGGAATATGTTAACTTCTGCAATGACAGGGCTATATCGAATGTAGAACTTGGATTGGACTATCTAAACAAAATTCAGTAGTTATGTGGTATTTACAGAAGATTCAGGCAACCAATATATGTGCTTTTGAAGAATTAGAATACAAGCTGATGCAAGGTAAGACAACGCTTGTATTCGGCAACAATATGGATGACGATTCCCAGAACTCTAACGGCTCTGGCAAATCCGCATTGATTGAAGCTATTGCAATCGCCCTCACTGGCGAGACTCTGCGTAAGGTCAATATGGATGAAATAATCAATGATGCTCACGATACGGCATCTGTCACAGCATGGCTTGCAAATGATTATGAGCCGATGGTGATGAAGGTTGAACGTACATTCTCTCGTAAGAGAGGACAGGAAATCATTATCACCACCGACCATCCAGTTTACGGTGAAGAAAAAATCGTTAAAGCTACCGTTAATGACTATAACAAGTATGTGCTTGATATGCTTGGCATAAGCAAGGACGATGTGTTTTCAAACTACATTCTTACCGCACGCAAATATCGTTCTTTCCTCTCCAGTTCTGACCGTGACAAAAAGGAGATTATCAATCGCTTCAGCAATGGCGTGATTGTGGATGAATCAATAGAAGCATTGCATGAAGATATGGAGCCTATCCAGAAATCCCAACTGGAGGCAGAGAAAAAAGTATCTGAATGTAATGGCCGTGTTTCGGCATTGGCCAGTGAAATTGAACGTGCCATTGAAGAATCTGCGAGCCGTTCAGCAAACAAGAAAGCTCGTATTGACTCATGGAACGAATCTATAGCCAACAAACGAGCTGAAATACGTGAAGCAAATGAACAAATCAACAAGGCCAATGAACGACTGGATGTGCTTGATGATTTGGATGAGAAACTTCAGAAAATCGAGAAAAAAGAAAAGGACACTCAATCTGCTTATGAAACGATTAAAAAGTTATGTGATGGCAACAGTGTTCAGTTTGATTATGACTATGCTTCTGAGTATAATCGCTTGCAAGCACGGCTTCAAAAATCAAATGAACAACTGGAAGATTGCAAGACGAAGAAGAAAGAGGCTGAATCAAAGTTGAAGTCAGCATCCAAACTACTTGAAAAGCTGAAATCTACCTACGAAAAAGACATGAAATCCGTATCCGACAAGGAAGCGGAAATAAAAGTGAAGATTGATGCTCTTACAAGTCAAGCATTGAAACTGAAAAAAGAATATAACGAGCTGAATGAGCAGCGTTCCAGCATTGTAAACAAGATAGCCAGTCTTGAAAAACAGTTGGCTGGAGTAATTCAATGCCCTAAATGCAAGCATGAGTTTACGTTGGCCAACGACATTGATGTTCAGGAAACACGCAAAAAGTTGTCTGACGAGAAAGAGAAAGAGCATGAAGTAGAAGATAAGATAACTACAAATCAGAAATCTTATAATGCTTGTGTCGCTGATGGCCGTAATGCTCGTGAGCAAGAGACTTCAATATCAAAAGAGCGTGCCGAAATTGAAAGCACTTACAGCAAGGCAGAATCAGATGTTCGTAAGGCAGAGTCGGCCTTGTCTGACATCCAACATGAATATGAAAAGATAGAATACGAAATTGCTTCCATCCAGCGCAATATTGATGCTCAAAAGAAGCAGATGTTTGATGAAGTATTTGATACGATTGATGACTTATACAAAAAGACCGAAGCCGACATTAAAGGGCTTGAACTTTCAATATCAAATTGTGAGGGTGCCATCAAGTCATACCAGGAATCAATCAAGGAAATAGAAAATGCTTCAGAAACAGATGTTATCTCCAGCCTTAAAGAGAGCAAGGAAAAGTACGAGAAACAGCTCAAAGAGGCTATGGATAATCTCAACGACATCAATAACAAGCTGAATGAGTTGAAAATTCAAGAGGCTACCTTTATTGAGTTCAAGACATATCTTGCAAACACAAAGATAAATGCAATTAGCCAGATAACCAATGATTTTCTGGCTACCATCGGCAGTGATATACGAGTATCCTTGTCTGGGTTTACCATGCTGAAGTCTGGCAAGGTCAGAGACAAGATTTCCGTATCACTTTTGCGAGATGGGGTTGACTGTGGCTCATTCGAGAAATTCTCAAAGGGAGAACAGACTCGTGTTGAACTTGCCAGCATCCTTGCATTACACAAATTGACAAACGTAAATTGCGAAGAAGGAAAGGGATTGAACCTGTTGATATTTGATGAGATTCTGGACGCTACAGATGAACAGGGCCTTACAAATGTCTTCAATGCCTTAAATGAGACGCATATTACGTCCTTAGTGGTAAGTCACGGAAACATAGCCGAGAATTACCCGAATCGCCTTGTCGTTAACAAACGCAATGGGATTTCTTTTATCTAATGAAACAGTCAGCTACAAAATGCCCGACACAATTGACTCGTGATGAAGTTGCCGCTCTCGACATTGCGACCCATACAGGGTTTTATTGCACTAAAGAACGTGGCACATGGGATTTTACAGAATCAATGCGTAGAAACAATAATAAGCAACACGCAGCGTTCCGTAACACCCTAATTGACTTCATCACACGGAATGGCATCAAACAAATCGTTGCAGAAGACGTGAGTGTAAACAACCACTTCACAGATACACGTAAGCTATCAGAATTTCGTGGTATTCTGTTCGAGGTCTGCGACACACTTGACCTTCCAGAACCAGCCTTCATCAATCCGATGACCGTCAAAAAGTTCGCTACTGGAGACGGACACGCAAAAAAGGACAAGATGATGGAGTTTTGCCGCAAAAGATGGCAGATAGAGCCTGGGGATGACAATGAGGCAGATGCCATTCATATCTTCTTCTGTTACATTAAACGCTTTAAGTTATGATGGAGAAAACAGAGAAGAAAAAGAAAGTCTCTTACAAAGAGCGCAAGGTCGCAGAAAAGCATAACAAGGAATTAAACAGGCTCTTGCAGCGGTTTTTCCGCTTTCTGGACAAGAAGCCAAAGCCAAGCGACCAAGAAGTACGAATTGAGTTTGTCAAGTCAGAAATGGCTTGGAAACAATACTGTTCCCAGCATAGCCTTGGATTCAGGACATCTATGTTGTTTAATGCAAAGGTGGCCTATGAATGGGAAAGGAAATATATGCGGAGACAGGAGAAGAGCAATTAGACAAGGAGACAGACCCCGAAGTCATTGCCAGAAGACACGAGCTATATGACAAGTATGTTGCCCCTTTTTACAATATGATTTATAAGCTGTGTATCAGATACAGCTACAAGCCATGCAATGTACAGGAGAACTATACGGAGGTTTTAGCAAATTTTTATCGCAGGATAGAAACTTATGACCCCAGCAAGCCTATTCGTACATGGCTGCATATTGTAACAAAGCGGCAAATCAGGGCTATCGAAAAGCGGAGACAAGCATACATTGACCGAGACAATGATGACAATGATATTGAGGATTACAGTGAATCTATCATTGATGACTCTACCGTTAGCAGCAATGTAATGAGCATTGACAATTACAGGGAACTGTACAACGATGACATCTTGTCCGTGCTTGACGAATTGAAGCCCATACACAGGGATGCTTTCCTACTGCAACAAGCAGGATACGCCCTGAATGAAATAGTTGAAATAGAGTATCAGAAAGGTAGTCTCAAATCCAAAAACATTGAAACGATAAAAAGCCGATTGTTTTTCGCTCGGCAATATCTGCAACGCAATCTTACAAGAGATGGAGAACGAGTACATCATAAACCAAACAATGAAGATATTTGCGGAGATAGTGACTAAACTAATCTCCCCTTCATTTAAGTTTTCCAAAGGCGGTGAGCCAATACGGATTGTCTCGCAAGCCTTGGGGAGACTGGAGAAGAAGCACGGTTCACTCTCCAGAGAGCGTATTGTGGATTATTGCGTAAGCGCAGCCTACACGTTCAAAGACAGGGGTGACAAATGGAAAATAAATCAAGTATTTGGCCCCAAGTCTATTGAAAAATTCGGCACAGACAGACGTGTGAAGTATTACGAAGACAGATGGCTTGCGAGTGCGAATATCACTCGCAGCCACCTTCTTTCATACCTTGCAGACAAAAGCAAGCACCCACACCAGCAATATGTCTATATGCCGATGGAGGAACCGACAAAAAAGAGGATGCTCAATACCCATGCTGGATATTTGATTTGCCAGTCTTCTACATTAGGGTGGTCTCCAGAATCGGAAAGCTGCTCATTATGCAAGTTCGTAAACCAATGTCAAATTGAAACACAAAGAAAATTCCCAGAAATTTATAGGCTAAGAATAGAGCATGGCATCAAAAAATGTGAATAACGTATTGTCAGAGGAATTTCTGATGGACTTGTTTAAGACGTGCATGGATGATGCGTATGTTTTGTCAGTAGTATATCAGCACGTCAAATCGGAACATTTGCCAGACAGGGATTCAATAACCTTGTTCAAGGCACTGAAACGCTATTACGGTCAATATAAGAAAGTTCCGTCTTATTCAGCAATGAGAGAGGCCGTAAGTGAAAACAGAGGGGCGATAAACTTGTTGAACGACATCTACGACAATGCTGGAGGATTGGAAGTCAATGAGTGCGTACATTTAATTGAGGAATACCTTAAAAGGGTAACATTCCAGAAAGCATATAAAGAAGCTGGTGACGCTTATAACAAAGATGGATATGAGCAAGCGGCAAAAGTGTTGAATAGCTATGTGGAATGGGAGCGGTCATTTTCTCTGACTGATGCAGAATTTACCGATGTGGTATCTACATTTAAGGAGCGTTTCTATCGCAACCAGACACAGGCCAGTTCGCAGAAAAATGCTCGGCCAATCACTCGATTCTATATTGACGAGCTGGATGTGCGCAATGAGGGTCAGAACTTACGGACACAGCTCACTTGCTTCCTTGCCGCTACAGGCGTTGGCAAGACACACGCCGCACGATGGATTGGCAGGAATGCTTGTCTTGACGGCCTGAATGTACTCCACTTCCAGCTTGAAGGTAGCCGTTCAGAGGTTGAAAACGCCTATTCTGCATCGCTCGTGTTGTGCAATACATTCAAGTACGAGACTGGGACCATTAGAGAGGCCGAGATTGAGCGTATGGCAAAAGAGCTTGAAGATGTGTCGGGAAGACTGTTTGTACGCTCATACCCAAAGTTTAATTGCCACGTATCCACATTGGATATTCAAGAAGGCATTGCGGAGTTCAAAAAGAAATACAACCTACAGCCTGATGTTGTTATCATTGACTCTATGGATTTGTTGACAGACGCTTCTGGACGCAAATATGGAGAAAATGGAGAGCGGCATAGAAGAATAGCAGTAGCCAATGATTTGAAGGACTTGGCTGCTGATGAGAATGTTTGGATGGTTGTGACCTACCAGTCAACCGTTGAAAACCAGGAATGGATTAACGATGAAAAGAATGTGTTGACAGAATACAATACCGCAGAGGCAAAAGGACTGGCAAGACCGTTGACCCATCTCATTACGCTTAATCAGTCGGCTAATGAAAGAAAAGAACACGTGTTGCGTATCAATGTAGCGAAAAGCCGATTCTTTGAAAAGGGAGAAGCATTTAAGATAGCTACAGATTATCGCCACGAGCGTTTCTATGACCGAGAAAGGACATTAAACATCAACAAAACGCAATGATATGGTTATCAGCAGAGAAGAAAAGGAATATCTCATTCGGGAACTTATGATAGAGCTTCACGCCAAATATGACGGAAGCCGTAAGAACCTGATTGTGCCACGATGCCCATATTGCGGTAAGGAGGGCGGCAAATTCGGAATTTATGTAGGAGTTGAAACCGACAAGAAAAAACCGTTTATGACCCACTGCTTCAAATGTGGGCACACGACTAAAGATGTTAACCAATTCCTTACAGACATAGGGCGTTCAGACCTCAAACTGGAAGAACACGCCAGTTTCGCTCCTGTTCAGATTCCAGAGTTCTTTAAGTTGGAAGAGCAGGAAATTGACGATGAGTTGAGTGTAGTGGAAATGCCGCAGTCGTGGAAACGGTGCTTTAGAAATAATTATCTGAAGTCTCGTGGGTTTGTCAACGATGACTATGATTATTTCCCAGTCGGCACCACCAGAGGGTTGAACTTCAAGTTTGACGATTACGTGATTTTTCAAGTCATAGATTCTGGTGATGTGGTTGGATATGTATCGAGACACACATGGAGCAAGGACGATATAGAAGAATACAACAACAGGGCAAAGCGTAATGGCAAATACCAGATACGGCGTTACAGTAACAGTACGGAGAATGATTTTTCCAAACTGTTATACAACTACGATGCAATTATTGAAGATGAAACGGACACGGTGATACTGGTAGAGGGAATCTTTGATGTCATTGCATTAACAAGGAAGTTGGTTCTGTACGACAATCATCGTGTCGTTCCAGTTGCCACATTCGGTAAGAAGATTTCAGACACTCAAATATACAAACTTCAAAGCAAAGGAGTACGGTCTGTTATTATAGCATACGATGCCGATGCAACAGATGCGATTAATAAGACCGCAATACAATTGAACGAATTTTTCGATGTCACCATAGCCAAGTTGATGGGCAACGGAAAGGACTTCGATGAGATGGACTTCTGGGAGGTGTACGATGTGTTCGCTTATAATCTTAAAACTCCAATTGAATTTAAGTTGAATACTCTTGATGAAAAAATCTGAAAGAATAAACGAGCTGTACCAATGGCTTGAAGACAATAAGATACAATATAGCAAGGTTGACGATGAAGTGATAGAAATCGTTGGCTTTGGTAAGGTGTATTGGCAAGATACTGAGAAGTCAACATTTAACTCCATCTTCCGTAAGAATAAAGACGGAGAGTTGATTTTCAACAGCATGGAAGACCCAGAAGTGCTTATGAACGAGAATATCAATTATATCACGTTCAAGTTTGGAAACAACTTCTATTATTACGACTTGCGAAAGGATTTTAGCCTGAATATACTAAAATACGTGGGAGAACGCAAATCGTTGGAACACGACTTCCAATTTGTCAATCTGGGAACGCATACCGCATTTGAATTGCTGAATGGCAGCTTCATGCCTAATATGTGGGTCAAAAAAACAAAATATCTCGGCCATAAAGCACTTGGAATATGTGACACTAATACAATGGCCGCTTGCTTTACATTACAGAAAGAATGTGAGGCCGCTGGAATCATCCCAGTCTTCGGATATTCCATGATTGTAGCCGATAGAGACGATGAAGAATGCGAAAAGTTTGGCGTGAAAGTGTATGTGCAATCACAGAAAGGATACCATCATCTTTTGCGGATACAGAAGGCTATTATGGTTGACAACGTTGAAAATAAGACCATTGGCATTGACGAACTGTGTAAACGTGGAGAGGGTAACGTGATAGTATTCGACAAGTACGCTTCAGGCTATATGGTGAACCATCCAGATGTCGTTAAACGGCTTTCGCAAGCATTTGACAGGGCATATTATCAGGTTGATTTGTCCGAGTATAAGGCAGAACGTATTGATATAAGAGTGCTGGAAGCCACGAAACTGTATTTCGACAGACTGTATGATAACAACAAAATGCCTCGTCCAATCCTGATAAGTGATTGCTACTATCTGGATAAAGACGATGCGAAGAATAAAATCATTCTCAACAAGGTTGCTGAAGGTGCGGCACATGAGCAAAGTGATGACCAGTATTTCAAAGATGCAGACGAGCATTATGAGACATTTGCCAGCCTGTTCAGTGACAAATGGGATGTCAATGCCTTGTTCAAAGAGTGCTGTGACAATACTCTGGAAATTGCAGATAATGCGAAGGCCAGGCTTGATACTACCAAAAACCGTATGCCCAAGTACGACATGACGGAAGAGGAAAAGGCAAAGTATGGAACCGTTCACAATATGTTCAATCAATTACTGGAAGAAGGGCTAAAGTCAAAGATTCCAGCAGAGAAACAGGAACAGTATCGCAAGCAAATGGAATATGAAAAGTACATCATAGAAAGCACTGACAACGTGGACTACCTGCTTGTTCAATACGACACCTGCAACTGGTCCAGAAAGAATGGTATTCTCGTTGGTTGTGGTCGTGGGTCTGCTGCTGGTTCTTTGCTTTTGTATTTGCTTGGAATCACGTTGATTGACCCTATAAAGTACGACCTAATCTTTGAACGCTTCCTGTTGCCAGAACGAGCAGGGCTATATCCAGCGGACGTAACGGTAATCGGAGAAGACATTGAATCCAAAGATTACATAGAGCTTACCCTTGAAAGCGGCAAGGTTATCAAAGTAGATAAGGACGCTCAATTCATGGTTAAACGAGCTGGAGAAGATGAGCCGATACAGGTATATGCAGATGAACTTCAAGATGACGATGATATTCTATTTGACAATAAAGATTTGATATTCACTATAAACGAGTTATGATATGGCAGACATGGTTCTTACTGATGAAATGCAAAAAGCCTATGACCTGATAGAGAACACAACAGAGTGTCTTTATATCACTGGTAAGGCTGGAACTGGAAAGACCACGTTCTTAAAGTATTTAGTTGAAAACACTCATAAGAACCTGATGGTTGCCGCTTCAACAGGGATTGCGGCCATCAATGCAGGTGGAGTGACGTTACATAGCTTGTTCAATATCCCACTTAGCGTAAATGACCCTACGGCTCCATTGAGAGGCAAACTATATGCCGACAAACTGGAACTGTTCAAGTCTCTTGATGTACTGGTGATAGATGAAATCAGTATGGTGCGCCCAGACACGATAGACTACATTGACAAGAAATTGCGCATATACAGAATGACAGATGAGGCGTTTGGCGGCGTTCAGGTAGTTATGTTTGGAGACCTGTATCAGTTGCCACCAGTTTTGAAGAAGGACGAGAAAGATATTTTGCTACAATTCTATCGTGGTGTGTACTTTTTCTATGCCCATATCTTCAGGAGTTGCGGTTTCCGTGTAATTGAATTGACCCATGTGTTCCGTCAGACAGAGCAACGGTTTGTCGAGATACTGAATAACATCCGTTGCTACAAAATGACTCAAAGGGATGTAAATGACTTGGATAAAGTAAGAGACAGGAGAGCCAGTAAGGTTTATGACAACCAGCATATCCACATTTGCACTCACAGAAAGGATGTGCAAAGAATCAATGCTGAGATGCTTGGCCAGCCGACCCATGTTTACAGAGCCGTATTTACTGGTGAATATCCTAAAAATGCGTCTATCTGTGATGAAGTTCTGGAGTTGCGTGTTGGTGCCAGAGTAATGATGCTGATAAACGACAAGTATCGCAGATATTCTAATGGTTCTATGGGGGTGGTTACAGATTTATCTAATGATTATATAATCGTGCTTCTGGATAATGGAAATTCCATAGTGGTTAATCCTTTTGAATGGGTGGCTCACGAATATAAGATAGAAAATGATAAGATTGTAACCATAGACAAGGGAACGTGCAAACAAATGCCTCTGTCACTGGCATGGGCGATTACGGTTCATAAGAGCCAAGGATTGACGTTTGATAAGATTGTTATCCATACGAAAGGGATGTTTGCTCCAGGACAGTTGTATGTAGCTTTGAGCCGTTGTACATCGCTGGAAGGAATAATCTCGGAATCATACATTGACAAACGGTATATCATACCAGACTACGAATTGAAAGCCTTTGACCAAGCGTGCCAAAAGGCTGGTGGTATCTTCAATAGAAACACTTATATCAGTATGGCATTGAGATGAAAGTTGTAAAAACAAAACACATAACAAGCGCAAAGCCTGTTAGTGTAATTGATTGCTTTGTTGATAGTGGTTTTCTACAAGGAGCTGGTGGCTCACTTCCTGATGTGGACGTGGACTACCAGTCTGACCGCCGTCAGGAAGTGAAAGAATACATTGAACGCCGTTATAATCATAACGGCAAGCAGCGTGTATTCTCCGCTGGCACATTTACCACATTAAAAGTGAAAGCTGTTATTAAAGACGTGGCTCGCACTATGCGTATCAATCCGTCACTCGTTAATTATCTTACGGCATTGTTTGATGATGATAAGTGCGATTACACAGGCATATTCAAATTGGCAGCGGAGAACAAAAAGATAGCGAAGTTTATTCACGACTACCCGATATTGTTTGAAGACATCCGCACATTGATGTTCCAGCCTCGTTCAAGTTCTGTACACGCTTCAGCATTGCTTGTAACCCCAGATGAACTGGATGGAGAGGACGCAGAATGTTTTGACTTTGTTCCAATCAAGAAAGTAGATAATATCCTTGTATCGGAAGACGATGGGTATAGCCTGGATGAACTTGGACTGCTGAAGAACGACTGTTTGGCAACAAAGGAACTGTCGAAACTACACGAAACCTTTGACCTTGTGAAAGAGCATTATGGAGTCGATGTGTCTCTGGAAGGGATTGTGAGCGGAGATATGGATGATGAAAATGTGTATGCTCTGCTTCGTCAAGGCTACACCCAGAATGTCTTTCAGTTCTCTTCTAAAGGAATCACAAAGTTTCTGGTGGATATGAGACCGACTTGCATACATGATTTGATTGCTGCAAATGCTTTGTATCGCCCTGCAACTTTGGACTGTGGTTCAGCAGAAAAATATGTTGATTGCAAAACAGGCAATGTAGCACCTACATACCTGTGGGGTACTTATAATGCACTCAAAGACACTTTTGGTGAGGTTTGCTATCAAGAACAAATTACCCAGATTGCACGTGAAGTTGGTGGCTTTTCTCTTGGTGACGGTGTGAAGCTGGTGAAGTTCATATCCAAGAAAAAGAAGGATAAAATCTTGGCTATGAAAGACAAGTTCATGGATGGTGCTAAGAAGAATGGATGCCCGAAAGAAGATGCAGACAAGATATGGGAAATCTTTGAAGTATCTGGTTCATATTCATTCAATAAGAGCCACGCTACCGCTTATGCCGCTACCGCTTATGCTGGAGCATGGTTAAAAGCATATTACCCAACTGCCTTCTATACCGTTGCTCTCCAGTGGGCCGATGACAAGGAGCTTGTTCCTATCATGTCAGAGATGGAGGCTTGCAGTAATGCAAAAGTGGTAGCACCAGACATCAATATCAGTGCTGACAAATTCTATACTGACTACGAAACGAATGAAATATTTTGGTCGTTGTCAAGTATTAAGATGCTTGGCGCAAAAGCCGTGGATTGGATTATCAAGGAGCGCAATAAGCATGGAGACTTCACCAGTATCGTTAACTTCATCGAGCGTGTGTTCAAATACAAGCTGAAGAAGTATCAGTATTGGGATGACCCAGACAATGAGGAAGAAGCTACGAGATGCCCGATAGATGCTCGTCATGTTCGCAATCTTATACTTGCTGGGTGCTTTGACCATATCGAACACGCAGATTCAGTTATTGAACGGTATGCGATACTTGAAAAAGCGGCTCACACGCTTGGCTTCCAGATTAACGAAAAGGAATATCCTGCCAATTTGATTGGAAAGCATTATTTCTGGAGTCAGCAGCAAATCAAAGTGTCTGGACTTGGTGCGATAGACTACAAGAGAATATACGACAATGCAGAAATTAAGGCCGAAATCAGAGGCCGTGCATCGTATTGTTCACTGAAAGACATTGCAGACCCAGACAAAGACGGAAAGAAAGTCGCAATCAGTGCTACCGTTGTGGAAGTGGAAGAAAAGAAGTTCACAAGCAAGAAAACTGGCGATGTTGAGACGTTCTGTAAGCTCACACTTCAGCAGAACAATGACATGGGTGAACTGGTGGTGTGGCCAGAGGAATATAAAACCGCACGGCCAAAGCTCATAGAGGCAAAAAACAAATTGATAATCTGCATGGCTACAGTTAAATATAGCGATTATGCAGGACAGAACAATCTTCAGCTTACAAGACACAATTTAGTAGAAGTATTATGAAGCAAATGATAGTTTGCATTGTTGGTCCATCTGGAAGCGGCAAAACTACGCTTGCCAGTATTGCCAGCAAGGAATTGAATATTCCGACATTGTGCAGTTATACTACACGCCCCAAACGAGAGAATGAGATAAACGGAGTTGACCATTTCTTTGTGTCAAAAGAAGAAATGCCGACTAAGGATAAGATGCTTGCGTACACTAAATTCGGAGATTACGAATATTGGGCAAGTATTGAGCAGATTCCAGAAGATAAGCCAATCCTATACGTGATAGATGAAAAAGGATTGATGATGCTGATGGAAGAATGGGGAGACCAATATGAGATAGCTTCTTTGCTTATTAAAAGAGACAAGAAACTTCTTATAGAAACAGTTGGCGAAGAGCGTGTTAAGCGTGACCATAGCCGAGTTAAAATTGACGAGAACAGCTACGATGCTGTAATATCCAACAATGGCTCTTTGACGGAGTTCTTAAAAGACGGAGTAGAAACTATTAAATTACTGATTGACTGATATGGCACCGAAAACTGAAACAACACCAATCGTAGCGTTTACATTAGACTTTGAAACTGGAGGTCTGCAATGCCAGACTTGCGCTTGCACCCAGATAGCAATACACGCTACCAGACTTGATACATTTGAGCGGATTGGAACATATATCAGCTATATCCAACCCTATTCACAAAAGACTATAAAAGGAGTAACCGAGAAGAGAAAGGTCTTGAAAAGCAAATATGACGTTGATGAAGAAAAGCCGATGTTGTATGAGAGTAAGGCTTTGACATATTCGGCGATTACGATGGATATGTTGTATGAGCAGGGCAAACCCATTGAACAGGTTGCCCAGGAAGTCCTACAGTTTATCAAGGACAATACTCCAAAAGGCGGTCGCAACATGAAGCCGTTTTTAATCGGGCAGAATATAGCGTTTGATGAAGGGTTCTTTTGTCAGTTGATGGAATATGCAGGACTGATAGATGAGGTGTCAAAACTGATAAGAGGTACAAAAGACTTTTATGGGCATTGGCATCCGTATATGCTTGACACAATCATACTTGGCCAACTTGCAATGTGCCACAAACCAAACATTGACTCATACAAGCTGGAAATCATGTGTGAACGTCTTGGCATTGAGCTTACCGATGCACACGATGCAGATGCAGACGTATCAGCTACCACCAATGTCGTAACGGTTCTTACACAGCGTATGAGAAATGAAGAAGGTGGGTATTCTGGACCTACACTGGCAATGGCCACTACAGAGAAAAGTAGAAAACACTTCAAAATATAATGCAATGGAACAAGAAAAGGATGTACAGATGCCGAATGTGGAAGAGCCGATAGTGAAATTCAGGCTCGTTTCAGACCGTGATGTAATGACCATAGTGAACGATGACATCAAAGAAACTCTGGTTGAAATAAGCGGTTACGACCTCCAGATAAACTTCAATATGCAATACCTGAAATCTGTTGAGGACATCAAAGCAGCAGGAGATGGGATAGCTGATTTGTTTAAGCAGCTCATTACAGAGAAATTGCTTGAATATCGCAAACAAAACGAATGATTTACTTCTATTCGTAAATGAAACAAAGGCACTTCAACGCTGTTTGTTGGGGTGCCTTTGTTAATAAATAATTTACGACAATGGAAGCTAATAATTTGACAGACCAAGAAATATTGTTTTGTGAACTGTATGTCACTGGCGATGTTCCTTTTGCTGGCAATGCCGTAAGGTGCTATCAGGAAGTCTTTAATGACTCTACCAATAAAGCACGCTATAGGGCATTGAAGCTGTTGCATCGTGATGACATCAAGAAATACATAGAAGAGCTTGGCAAACTATCAGAAGAGGATGCCAAGTCGGTTAAAGCTTTCCTGACAGCCAACCTCAAGCACATCATCGAGGAATGTTCGTCTGCTGATTTTGTTGACAGGCGAGGCAACCCATTGTCTCCAGCAGCGATGAGAAGTGTGGCTGTTAGTGCATCCAAGACATTGATGGAAATGTATCCAGTAAAAGAAGCGCAGACTACCAAAGTATCCATTGATAACAAGGGAGAGTCTGGCGTTACATTCAATGTGATTATTCCTACAAATGCAGTGCAAGTCGAAGAACCCAAACAAACAGATAGCGAATGATTGAAATAATTGTAGCAATAGTAAGCGGCGTGCTTGCTGGAGGCTTGTCACCTTTCCTGTTCTTGCGCCAGAATAAAGACGCAAAAGAAATTGAAAACGAGTCGCACCAATCCGAGGAATGGTGTAAGTTGTATGAAGAAGAATGTAAGGAACGAAAAGAGCGTGATGCCAAAATAGATGAGCTGTACAAAGAAATCAGTGTTCATCGTGACGCTAAAGGAGAAATGGCAAAGCGCATTTCCGAACTGGAAGCAGAAAACACAAAGTTGAAACTGCTGATGTGCGAAGTGCCGTCATGCCCTAAGCGAAAACCACAAACAGGTTACTAATGAAAGAAGGTGATACTATTCTGATTATGCCATCATGCGCATTGAATGAAATGCACATGGAGCAGTTGGTTGGCACACGAGCCACTATTACAAATGTAGTCAAGAACAATGACACTATAAGGGGATGCTGGGTAAAATTGCCACGGCCATTCCTAAATGAAGAAGAATGGTATATACCGTACATATCAATGGGATAATATGAAATTCAGATTGGTACGAACAGACCTTCAACCAGATTATACGATAGGCCGACTGGAAGTTTGGAAAGACGAGCAGTGGGCCTATTTGTGTGATACCCTTGAAGAAGCTGTGCGAAACAAGAACAAAAGAGGTAAATATCCATATACAGACATTCGTGGATTTGCCATACAGACCGCTGTTCCAAAGGGGAAATATATTGTCTCCATGAACGTGCCATCTCCGAAATACTCTGATTTTGACAAGTATCCATTTGCAAAACAGTACAAGGGCTGCATCCCCAGGCTTGTGAACGTAAAAAAGTTCGACTCCGTGCTGATAAAGCCTGGGATGAGAGCCACACAACTGCACGGAAGCATAGTGGTTGGAATAAATAATGGGAATGACCGTATGTGTGATTCTACGCTCGTATGGAATAGCCTTATGCAAGCGTACCTACAACCTGCAAAATTGACAAAAGAACCAATAACAATAGAAATACAATGAAGAACCTTAAAGAGTGGGCTTTAATAGCCATAGCAATAGTGTTGACCGTACTGGCAATGAGGACGTGCCAGCACTTCAAGTATGATGGAACTGTCGAGCATACGACTGTTGTTGATACTTGCATTGTGTATGACACAATACCGTATTTCTATCCTGTTCCCAAAGACAGCGTGGTTGTACGTTATGTAACAGCAACGCTTCCAGCCGTTCAACATATTGACACAGTTACCGTATTTGATAGTGTGCAAGTGGAAATTCCAATAACACAAAAAGAATATAAGGATTCCACTTATCATGCTTTTGTAAGCGGATATATGCCGTCTTTGGATAGCATTATGGTATATCCAAGAACGATATACGTCAATAACACAACTACAAGCAAATACATACCAAAAACAAAACGCTGGGGAATTGGATTACAGGCTGGATATGGAGCCTACATAAGCAACAGTACAGTTCATACGGCTCCATATATAGGCGTTGGAATTAGCTACAATATTTTTTCTTGGTAAAATTTCAGTAAACTGCAAACCTATGCTGTATGAAACCCCTATTCTTAGTCAAAGCAACTAATTAAAATATATAGCAGTATGGAATTACACATCAAAGACCGCATCTACATTCCGCAGATGCTTCCGCAGCAAAACAACTTCATGGGCTTTAACCTGAAGCGTGAGATTATCAAAAAGGTGGGCCTGACAGAAGCCGACAAAGAAACGTACAACATCGAGGAAGATACGAAGAACAGCCGCATCACTTGGGATGTTCAGAAGGACAGGGAAATGCCTCTTGTAGTAGAGTTCTCAAAGGACGAGCTGAACTACCTCAAAACCGCCTGTGAGACGCTGGCAGAAGCAAACTACCCAGATGATTTCTGGATGACGGTAGAGAAAATCTACAATGAAGCGCAGGGATAAAGAAATTTCTTGCTCCTCTCTATATATTCATCCGACCGCAGCCGAAAGGTTGCGGTTTTTATTTTATAGAAATTTCAAACCATCGAAATGCCTAATCTCTATTCTTCAATGAGAACATAAATAATCAATATGTATGATAGATATTAAAACATCGAATCGAGCTTTAGGTTTTTTAGTCTGGTTCCGCAAATTCTATAATGGCGAGACCAGTGAGACTTATCAGAGAATTGCTGCAAATTATCCACAGGCCAATTACAGCACCATACGAGTGTACTTACTGGAATTGGCTGATAACGGATATATCAAAATTGAGAACAAGGGCAAATATTCCCAGAAGTTCATTGTCAACGAGGAGAAATATCAAATGGTGTTTAGATAATGGTTCCAGGACTGAAAGAGCCACAAGGATTGCAGATTGATTTCAGACCTTCGCCAAAGCAATATGAGGTATGGCAAAATCTCCAGCCAGAATGTCCTTTGTGCGGCGGTGAGGTCACTCAAAAGATGTCTGGTGTCGATAGAAATGGCAACCCGACATTCAAGCCTGTGTGTTCAAAATGTGGGAATGAGAACATTCCACAGATGATATTGACAGGTGGTGCCGCTGGTGGTGGTAAGTGTATATCTGTCAATGATTTAGTATTAACACCAACTGGATTTAGAAGAATGGGTGATATATCGGTAGGCGATAAAGTCAATACGCAAAATGGAGAGATTACTTCTGTTATTGCCGTTCATCCACAAGGAAAGATTCCATTATATAAGCTGACTACTAATGATGGAATCGAAGTTAAGTGCTGTGTTAATCATATATGGAAAGTTATTGTTAATAATAAAACACTAATAACTGACACTCAACATCTAATTGAAATAGTAAATACAAATCCAAATGTTGAAATTCCGTTATGCAATGCACAACCACAACAAGTAAAATACGACAGTTTCATACATCCGTATATAATAGGAGTTCTATTGGGCGATGGTGGTACAACAAAGAATATAACAATAACAACACCAGACGATTTTATTGTAAAGAAGGTGCAATCATTGTTGCCTGAAGATGCAATATTAAAGAGCATCAGGACTTCAAAGTATGGCTGGATTATATACAACAAAAAAACAGATGTGCATGGACACCCTTATTCATTGTTTAAGAATGAAATAATACGACTTGGAATGAATTGCAAATCTTTGGATAAACGTATTCCAAGTTGTGTAATGAATGGGGATATAGATGTCAGACTGGCGTGCGTTCAAGGATTAATGGATACCGATGGATATGTCGATTCCAGAGGACATACAAGTCTTTCTGTTTGTAGCAAAGGACTTGCAGAAGACTTTATGTATCTTATTAGAAGTTTAGGGGCAAAAGCCAATATGACCACATCGGTAAAATCATGTGTTTATAAAGGTGTGCGAAAATGCAGAGAGGCATATACAGTATGGTTTAACGCCTATAATAAAAAAGACTTCGTTACATTGCCCAAGAAAAGAGACAGGATTCCTGACGTTATCAAATCATTCAGACCAAGAACTATACAAAGTATTAAATATGCTGGCGAAGAGTATGCACAATGTATAACAATAGACCATCCATCTGGTATGTTTATCACAAACGGCTTCTTGCCTACGCACAATTCATATCTCGGAAGCTGCTGGCTAATCAGCTCATGCTTGCGTTGGTCAGATATGCGTATGGTTGTTGGCCGTAAGACATTGAAAAGCCTTAGAGAATCAACGTGGAACACAATCCTCAGTGTATGTAAGAGCTGGGGATTGATTGAGAACGAGCATTTCAAGGTCAATAACTTATCTGGAGAAATGATATTTTGGAACGGTTCCAAAATTATTATGAAAGAAATGGCGTACAGCCCTTCAGACCCTTCGTGGCTAAGGTTTGGTTCGTCTGAATACTCTGGAGGCTTTATTGATGAGGTTGGTGAGATAGAAGAACGAGGCGTGGACGTGTTGTTTTCTCGTATCAGGTGGAAGGTACATGAGACATTCAAAGTACCTAAGCTACTTATGTCAACCAACCCTTGCCTTGGGTGGGTCAGAGACCGTTTCGTAATTGACAATAACGGAGAGCCTGTCAAATGTCGAGAAGGCGAACTCTACCTCCCCTTCTCGGTGTTCGATAATCCAGACATAGCCTTCCGTAACGCCTATGCTGCATCGTTGCGCAAGATTAACGACCCAACAACAGTAGAAAGACTGTTGTATGGTAACTGGATGTGGGTTGACAGTAACGAGGCGGCAGCATACTGGAAGTTTGACGGCGCAAAACATCTTGTGGATAATTTGAAGGAAAAGGTGTATAATCCTTTGAAGCCAATCATTCTCAGCTTCGACTTTAACGTAATCCCTTTCATGTCTTGTCTGTCATTACAGATAGATTATGACAACAAGAAAGTCTATGTTCTGGAGGAGATTCTGGGCCGTCCTGAAAGCAAGGACAACAACACTCCAAAGCTGGCACAGAAAGTTCGCACCAAATACTTAAACGAACAGCACACTGGAGGACTATTCGTAACTGGAGACCCTGCTGGTTTGGCTCGTTCTACACAGACAGAAGATGGTGTAAACAACTTCACCATCATTATGAATAACCTCGACCATCCAGTATTAAGGCCAAAGAAGAAACTCCTGAAACGACAGCCGTCACAGGTAGCCAGACTGGACTTTGTGAACGCTTTGTTTGACGGATATGACGGATGGGAGATACTAATTGACATGAGATGCAGAAAATTTACTGAAGACCTGATTTATCAAAAGAAGAACGCAGATGGAACAAAATGCAAAGCAAAAGCCACAGACCCCAAACTCGGAGTCAAATACGAAAAGTACGGACACTTGTCGGACTGCTTCGACTATTTTCTTTGCCTGTTCCTTAGCGAATCATGGGGTCGTTTCCAGTCCAAAAATTCTGGCATCACTACAACGGTAACGCCGATATATAACAACTTTAGCTTTTAAGACAATGTATAGACGATTTCTGAACAATAATGATTATTACGGTGTAATCACCAGAGAGGCCATGAAGCAGCTCATTCGTGAAGATGAGGAACGCTATGCACAGGCAGAGGAAGCGGCAGAGGCTTCTATCATTGAGTACCTTACAGACAATTACGAAGTAGAGAAAGAGCTGGAGATAGGGAAGTCATTGATGGAATACAACCCAATGATTACTTATCCAGTCCACAGCCATTTCTATAACGAAGGAAAGATTTGGGAGGTTATGCGCTCCATCAACGGAGTCAAGAAGCCTACAGACATCGTGTACTGGAAAGACCTTGACTATGACGAAAAGAAATACGAGTCCGCACAGCCATACTCCCAGCTTCAGAACTGGCAACCAGGCGATATTGTAACTTTTGCCAATGCCTATTTTGAATGTCTTGAACCAAATGGACTTGACTTTAACGACATTCGTATTCCTGGGATTAATGCTTGGCAAAAGGTTGAGGTCTATGAATGGCAACCGAACCTTAAATACAATGTTTGGGAAGCGGTATCTTATCAGGGAAAATTCTATGCCTTACTGAATAAAGACGGCATAGACCTTACTATTAATCCGCTTGACTCCGATAACTGGGGTCTCATTGGCTCCTATGATGAAACTTATCCTTACGAATTGAAGGATACGGAATACGTGGAGTTCAATGGAAGTCTTTATATACCGACAATGCTGCCTGTTGCAGACGAGTTGAAAGAAGGCTATAATATACGTGCGCACGACCCCAGAAATGCAAACATCAAGAAGCACATGGTTCGTCTTGCCTTGTATGAGCTACACAAGCTCATCTCTCCGAACAATATCAGCTCGGCAAGAATCACGGATTACGAGACCTCTATCACATGGCTTCGTGATGCAAACAGGATGAAGATAAATCCGCAGATACCACGAAAACTGGATGACCAAAACAAGCCAACGGCAGAGTATGCGATAGCCACATTCCAGCGTGACTACGACCCATATCAGAACCCTTGGCAGATATAAGACCCGATGTTGTGATGAATACTTGTACTGTTGTTGATTGACAAGTGTGGCCGAGATTCGCTGTGAAGTGCGTCTCGGCCTTTTTTTATGTTACCCTTATTGTTATAAAATCACAAACCGATTATTACGTTTTCCGTTGGTGTCTTTATATTAAGAAGTTACGTTATCATTAAGTCGAAATTCTATCAATTTTAGTGTAACCCAATGATAAAATATACGTTAAACGATTTGGTGGTGTGGGATTTTCATTATACCTTTGCAGCACGAATCTGAGAGAAGATTGAGATGTGGGTGTATAAAAAGTGTACATTTTCACTTTCTCGCTTCGACTAAAAGTGTTGATTATCAATACGATACAAAAATAAACGTATAGGTGCCCGGTGGCACCACACAGAAAACCAGTCACTTACAGCCCTGTAGGTGACTGGTTTGTTTTTAGTCGGGCACACAATTTAGACACAAACCCAATCTAATTTCCCATTGCGGGATACCTCTCCTTCTTGCACTATTTTTCGCACTTTTTGGAATGAATCATTTCAATAAAGCTATTTTCCGACAGTGAGAATTGCTCTCCTCTTTTTTTAACGAATTTTTCCTTAAAATAATTTGCATAATGTGCCGAACATACTGACTTTTGTCGCAGAGGCTGTGAAGTCGCAGCCCACCAGTTGCAGAACGATATAACCTTCATGTAATTGTTAGTGGGTCTGTTGGCGTCGGCTGACAGACCTTTTTTGTGCGAATATGATGATTTATTCGAAACCATATAGAACGAAAAAACATGAAAGAGAAAATTCTCGTAGCGCTGAAAACCAAGTATTCTAATTTGGGGTTCGGAGCGAAGGCTCTCGACGGAGTAGCCTCCATTTTGGAAAAATCCGTCACCGATGAATCGCAAATTGAAACCGCAGTCAGCGGGGTCGAACCTTTCCTTAAAGTTTTCCAGTCTGACGCTGATCGTGCACGCACCGAGTACAACGCACTGAAAGGACTGTATGACGAACTCAAGGCAAAGAGTGAGGCATCTCCTGCAAATGGGGGCGGGCAGGGCAAAAAAAACGAACCCGACGATGAGGAACCTGCGTGGTTCAAAGCCTACAAGAAGCAACAGGAGGAGCGTTACAACGCCATCAAAGCGGAGAGCGATACTCTGAAAGCTGAAAAGGCCAAGAACGACCGGGCCAATCTCATCTCCGCAAAGGCAAAAGAACTCGGTATTCCGGAGTGGCGCATGAAAGAGGGATTCGTCATCGCCGACGATGCAGATGAAAAAACGATCGGCGACTACCTCGCAAACGTGCAGAAAAATCTGGTTACCGCAGGGCTGGAAGGGAAAGGTTCGGGATTCCCGATGTCCACGCCCGAAGCGCAGGGCAAAGAACTCGCAAAGGCGTGGGCTGAAACACTTCCGGACAAAGAGTAACCAAAACGTAAAATCATGGCAATCGTATTTGAAAAAACAAAAGTAAAGGGCGGTTTCCCCATATTCTGGCGCGGTGAGTTCGCCGTATTGCCGGGGGACTTCAAACTGAAGGGAACCTATCCCGAAGGGACAAAGATTCCCAAAGGTACGCCGATCAAGCTCGACTTCGACAACATGGAATGTTCCATATGCAAGAGTGCACGTGTTCTGTCGGGCGGCACAACCACTGCTCCACATGTCAAGAAGGGTTCCATGCTCCAAGTAGGAGATGCGGTTAAGGTCGGCGAGTCAAATTCGACCGTAAAAAGCATTGATACCAAAAATGCAGATTACGATGTGATCACGTTCGCAGCGGCCGTAACGGGTGCGACTGAAGGCGTAGATGTCCTCTCGGACGACAATCTGCCTGATGCAGTTGTCGAAACCGACATGGTCTATTCCGCCAATAACGGATTCCAGACCGTATCGGCCGGATATGCAGGTATCATCCTCAAGGATGTAGCCTATCCCGTCCCTGCTGCATGGCTTCAGGGTTACAGCCTGAAGAACAACCCCGAAATCAAGTATGTACGACAGTAAAAGAGGAGGTAAACAATGAACGAAGTATTTTATTCATCCATTTTCGGCGAACTGACTAAACAGGTGCAGATTCGCATCGATGCCGCCTCTGAACTGCGTAAGCGGCTATTCGACCAAAATATTTACGAGCGATTCCTCGACTGGGACACCCCCACCGTCGGACTGAACTTCGAGGAGTTGATCGGCTCGTACAATTTGAGCGTCGCCGCTGCAACGCTCGACTCCAAAGGTAAGGAGCCTATCATGGGAACCGAGGGACTGGAAACGATCAAGCAGAAGGTATTAACCCACCAGATGTCTTATTCGATGCCTATCGAAGAGTATCGTAAGGTGTTGCAGATTCTCGATTCGCGGATGCTGTCCGATTCGGCCAAGACACAGCAGCTCATCAATCTGATGTGGAACAATGTTACGAAGGTCGTGAACTCCGTGCAATCGAAACTGGACATCATCTTCCTCGGAGCATTGTCGAACAAAGGCGTATTCACGTTTGACGCGTCCAATAACCCAGAGGGTGGTGTGCGCGGTACGATCGACTACAAAATGCCGAGCGAGAACATTGCCACCGCGAAAACGTTATGGACGGATGGCAATAAAGATACGGTCGATACGCTGGAGGATATTCAAGCCATCCTCGATGCTGCACAGGACAAAGTTACGTTCGACCGCATTCTGCTCTCGCAGAAACGCCTGTCGTATATCCTCCGCAACAAGAAGATGAAGTTGGCGGTATTCGGTAGTGACAAGTCGTCCACACCGCTGTTGCTGGCGAACCTGAACGAGTTTATGCGTTCGAACGGATTCCCGACATTCGAAGTCATCCGCCGCATGACCCGTATTCAGGATAACGGTAAACTTACGGAGTATTCGCCGTGGAACGACAAGAACCTCGTGTTCGTACCTGCGGGCAAACTGGGCGTCATCAAGAACGCCTATGCCGACAACGAGCTGCGGCAAGAGCCGGGTGTCACCTACTCTAACTACGGACGCATCCGCATTTCACAGTGGGGCAAGGGCGAAACCGACAACTCTAACGGCGTAGAGTTCACGAAAGCACAGTCGCTGTCACTTCCGGTTATCACCGAAATCAACGGCATCTATTCGCTGACCGTAGAATCGTAGTTGTATGAAGAATTTCGAGGCAATATCGGCAAGTCTGTATCCTTACGATGTGGATCCTTTCCTCAAAGAAAAGGCCTGCATTGACGAGGGAATAGACACTCAAGCAGACTATACGGTAACCGATAAAATTAGCGTGGCAAAAGCCACAATCGCCATTCTGCGAAATCTCATTGTTCTTGCGAGTGAGAGCAACGGGGGCTATTCATTGTCGTACACGGACAAACTGGAAAAGCGCATTTTCCATATCGCAAAGGAAAACGGGCTGGACGATATTGCCGAAGAGTTCGATACTCGATCGAAAATTACCGACATTTCCGACCAATGGTAAGATTCCCCTATACGCTCGAAATGTGGTACGAGGAGGACGCCTCGCAAAATCCTGATGGTTCGTGGATCGAAGGTGCGCATGAATGGCGTGTCATCGGACGATGCAATGCCCGTCAGAATGGACGAGCACAGCAAATCAAAGGGCAAAACGGGGATGCCTTCCTCTACTCTTTCGAGGTTACGATGCCTGCAGATACACAGCCAATTCCTATCGGGACGAAAGTACGCATATTCGACAGCCGAGGATTCAACATCTTCGACCGTTCGCTCCGCACTGAGGCCAAACCGAAAGACAAGGACACGGCGTCGTATCCGGTACAGGGATTCTACAAAAGCGGACAACGTTACGAAAACACGAGATTATGGCTGTAAAGTGTACCAACTGGCGTGAGGTGGAACTTGAATTTGCGCGAGCAAAAGAAGAGTACGACCGAAAAGCTGTAGAATGGTTGTCGGCGTTGGGGGAAAGAGTGGTGAAGTACGCCCGCGAACACGGTAGTTATACCGATCACACGGGTAACCTACGCAACTCCATCGGGTATGTTGTGGTACAATACGGAAGAATCATTGCTGAATCTTTCAAGTATAACCGCCGTGTCAGACCGGACGGCAATCCTAAAGGGAACAAAGGTGCCGATGAAGCTCATGCCAAAGGGCTTGAACATGCCCGGTCTGTCGCCCGTGAACTTCCCGCTAACAAAACATATCTCGTATGGGTAGCCGGTATGGAATACGCGAAATATGTCGAGGCTAAAGGTTTCGACGTTCTCGAAGGGTCGGGAAACTGGGTGGAATCTACTGCTGAAAAACTCAAAGCGGAGTTCGCTCGATTCTTAAAATCGAAAAAGCGATGAACCTGACCTCTACGGAAATATTCAAACTCGTCTGGGATCGCATCCGGGATTCGCTGTTAGGGAAGACCGTGCCGATGATGTATGCGGACCACTACCCGAATAATCCTTCGGGAGAATTTATCGTCGTAGGCTCATTGTCAAATGTCGTCGGAGATTCGCAGGTGGCAACCGTAAATGTAAACATTTATGTACCGGACACAACACCGACAATCGGTCGTGAAGAGCAACGCTACCCCGATCGCAACCGTCTGAACGAACTAACTCGTCTCGCTTTCGATTCACTAGGATACTACCCTATCAACGAACGCTGGTTCTTTGATGTGAGCGATGAAACTCTTATTAGTGAGGAGGGGATCTCCTACACATTTTCAAACCTCAAAGTAAAACTTAAAAAATATTAAACATGGGACAAATAATCGGACTGAAAGCCGTTCATGCAGGTAATCCTCTCCCGAAAGGAGTAAAAGACGCTGAGGCTGCCGACTTAATGAAGGCTTTCACCAAAATCAGTCAGCCTTATAATGGTGGTGTTTCCACCAATTTCGCGATACCTTCCAGTAATGATTTTTATCGGGAAGGAGAAGCAGACCCATTTTACTCTGCAATCGACGAAACGACAGGCACAAAAGAAGTTACTTGGAATGTCGTAGATTTTGACGACGACACGATGGAATTTTACTTCGGAACTACAGAACCTGCAAAAGGCGAGATTTACGAAGGAGTAAAAGCATTCGTATTCGATTCCAAAAGTGGAGGCTCCATCGCTTTTGCAAGGTTAAAATATGTAGCGACATTGGGTGGTGGAATCAATAAAACCGACCCGCTCCAAATTCAAGTATCTGCGAAAGTTTTAGCTCCGGAACAAGGTGGTTATTCCTGGTGGCCGATTACAACTCCGGAATATACCAAGGGCGTTTTGTAAATTCTCTATCCCGCTGGAAAGCTGACGACTTGCATCACGTCTCGAGGACGGGGCGGGAGCAAAAACAATAGTTTATAATATGAAAAAAGAAGAAGTCGGCCGCCTTACAGAACAACGTGCACTTGACACACTGACTGAAAAAATTGAATCGTTCGAGATTGAAGGCAATGACAAAGAACAAATAACCCTTTACCTATACCCCCTCCAACTCGGACGACTCGCGATGATAAGTCGCCGACTAATAGACCTTGATCTGATTTTCGACGACGAACAGATGGAGGGTGCTGTTAAACGTATGTGGACCATATGCTCCGAAAAATCAAAAGAGGTGGCCGAAATAATCGCTATCGCCACACTTCGGACGCAACAAGAAATCGAAGATATGCTTAAAGAGCGGACAAAACTTATATACTGGTCCCCTACAATGGATACAACAGCTCTTACAAACATTTTGTCCACCATCGTATTTCAATCCTACTACGCGGATTTTATGAACGCTATTCGCTTGGTAAGAACGCTGCGGGTAATGATTTCCCCAACGACAACAGCGGAGCGGATAGCCACTACGGAGGGCGCAGTATCTGGGGACAAATAGATAATCTTATAAACCGCTATCATTGGACTCTTGAATATATTCTTTGGGGGATTTCATGGGCTAACGTACAGCTTATGATTTCCGACGCTCTAAAAACGGATTGTAAAAGTAAATCAACAACTAATATTCCCAACAATGAACAATCAAAAGTTCCCGATATAATTGACATGAACGATCCTAATGCAATGAACACACTTCTTCTGATGGCAGGAGGCAAACGATAACAAACGAAATAATTTATATGCTTGACAACATCCTAAAATCCGCGTCCGCACTCGGCGCCTGCGAACGACTGGACAAAGTGAAAAATTTTCACTCCCTGACCTCTCTGTTTTTTACGCCACAAGGACTTGAATTTTGCCATAAAAACAATTTCCCTCCGCTGGGAATATTTCAAGCTCACAAAAACGAAGTGAGTGATTGCAACATGTATGTGGATTGCGGATGCATAAGGCTCGACAAGCGAAAATACATTTGCTTAGTCGGCAATACGTCGGCTGAAATAGAAGCCTCGGGAGTAGATTTCGTCCACACTGTCATTCTTATGCATGGAGCCTCGGCCACAATCAACGCTTCGAATTATGCCGTAATAAAAGTCGTGAACATCAGCGGATCAAAGGTAGAAATCAATAAAGATAAAACCGTCATCGTATTATGAGTATAAACCTTACCGTAGTCATAGATAACGATGAAGCAATTCGCAAGTTCCGTGAACTTCAGAAAACGGCCAAAACCGTAACGTCCAGTGTCGTGACGGACGCCGACCGTATGGATATTGCAATGCGTCGCCTGGCTACCACCCTCGGACAAATCGGCGTCGGAGTGTCGCTTGCGGGGCTGGTGAAACAAATCGCGCAAACTCGTGGCGAGTTTCAACAGCTCGAAGTGGCCTTCGCAACTCTGCTCCAAAGTAAAGAAAAGGCTGATGCATTGATGTCACAAATGGTCGAACTGGCCGCCAAAACGCCGTTTGACCTGCAAGGCGTGGCCAGCGGCGCCCGCCAGCTTCTCGCATATGGATTCGCAGCAGCGGATATTACCAACACACTGACTCGGCTCGGTAATGTTGCGGCCGGTCTGGGACTGAACCTGCAAGACCTCACGTGGTTGTACGGCACGACGGCCGTACAGGGGCGTTTATACACACGTGACGTAATGCAGTTCCAAAGCCGAGGCATCGACCTCGCGGGAGAGTTGGCAACGCAACTCGGCAAGACCCGCGCAGAAATCTCACAGATGGTCACGGAAGGCAAAATAGGCTTTCCAGAGGTGCAGAAGGCTATTGAAAGCATGACGAACGAGGGCGGGAAGTTCCACAACCTGATGCAGGAGCAATCCAAAACCATTACGGGCCTCATCTCCAATCTCGGCGATGCTCTCGACATGATGTTCAACGACCTCGGCAAATCGCAGGAAGGCGTCATCACGGGTGTGCTCAAGGGTACGATTTCACTTGTCGAGAATTACCAAAAGGTATTGGATATTCTAATTCCGTTGGTATCGGCATACGGTGCCTACAAAGCAACATTGATCTTGACCGCAGCGGCACAAAAAATAGTTGTAACCGCAGCAAATATCAAAGCATTTTTTGATTTGGCGAAAGGTATAACCGCCGCAAAGGATGCACAGTTGTTATTTAATACGGCGTTTAATGCTAATCCGCTCGGGTTGGCTTTGAGTGTCCTTACCGCTATTGGGATCGCCGTATGGAAATATTCAGACGGGATATATAGCGCGGCAAAATCCCAAAAGCAGCTGAATGACAGTATAGCCGAAGCGGCAAGTTCTGCGGCAGTAGAACAATCGGAGTTAGGCAGGCTTAAAGGGAAATTACAAGCGGCAAAGGAGGGAACGGAAGAATATAACAAAATTCGTAACGAAATAATAGAAAAATTCGGTAAATATGACGCCGGACTAAAAGCCGAAACACTTACGGTTGAAACTCTCGCTCAAAAATATAACAGTCTTACTGATGCAATATTGCAATCTTATAACGCTCGTCAATACGAAAAATTCTCACGGGAGCAGACTGATTTGTTCGAGCAAACGGCAACCAAAAGCTATGACAAAATTTTCAACAAACTTATAAAAAAATACGGCGATGAATTGGGTACGCAGTATGGCGTTGAATTACAAAAAGCCATAAGCGACGGTTCGATAAAAGTTCTTCAAAATTCGGCGGGGATATTACGTATAAGTGGATTGAAAGATTTTGAAGCAACAATAGGCGGAGCATTGGGGCTAACAACCCAATTTGAAGTATATACGGGACGTGTCGCAAAACTTATAGCGAATATAGTTGAAGCACAAGAGGTACTGCGTGAAACAGATGATTTGGCCCGCAAACGATTCGGTATTACAGCTCCAACACCCCAAAGTTCTACAAATACCGAAACACCAGAACAGCCCCAAGAAGTACGCAACAAATCCTATTGGGAAGGACAGAAGAAGGAGGCGGAGGCAGCTCTCGAAGCGATGGACGTTTCATTGAAAGGGACAGCGAAATGGAATGAGCTGATCGCCAAAATCGCCGAATACGATTCGAAAATTAAACAATACAGCGTTTCGGGCAAAACGGTGACGGATGCCGCCAAAGCCCAGAAAAAGCTATCCGATCTTATTCTCGCCAATGATAAAGCCCTTCAGCAATCGCGCATCGATATTTTGAAAGATGGCAAGCAGAAAGAGCTGGCCGAAATAGACTTGCGCACAAAAGAGGAAATGAACAAACTCGAGCAGGATAAATCGAAACTTAAAGCCGCGCAGGGTGGAATCATAACTGCAGATCAAACAAAAGATTTTCAGGAAAGGCAATCGAATATTCAGCAAAAAAATGCCGATGACCGAGCTGCCATAGAACTGAAATACGCCCAAGAGCTTGACAAGATATACCTGTCTCTTATACACATCTCCGAGCCCACGAGACTAGGCATGATCTCGT